GGTACACGCCAAAGGAAATTATAGACGCATTGGGAAAGTTCGATTTAGATCCATGCGCTCCGGTTAAACCGCTTTGGCAAACAGCTACACAAATGTACAACAAGAACCATGACGGATTAACTAAAGATTGGGTAGGTCGTGTTTGGCTAAATCCACCTTACTCCCGTCCTCTAATAGAACGTTTCGTTAAACGTCTGGCAGAGCATGGAAACGGAATCGCATTACTTTTCAATCGTTGTGATTCAAAGATGTTTCAAGATATCATCTTTGAAAAAGCAACAGCGATGAAGTTTTTGCGTAACCGGATTAGGTTCTTCCGGCATGATGGGACTCGTGGAGATTCTCCCGGCTGCGGCAGTATCCTAATAGCTTTCGGTGAAGATAATGCCGAAATATTAAGAACTTGTAATATTGCAGGGAAATATGTACGAATAAATTAAAGATTATGAAAGAGAAGCAAATAAGAGTAATTGTAGCTTGCGAAGAAAGCCAGGCTGTATGCAGTGCTTTTAGAAAACTAGGGCATGAAGCTTTTTCTTGTGACATTCTTCCTTGTAGTGGAGGACATCCTGAATGGCATTTCCAAGAGGATATATTTAAGGTTTTAGAGAGAGAACCTAAATTCGATTTAATGATTGCGCATCCCCCATGTACTTTTCTAACAGTGACGGGGAATAGATGGTTTAATGAAGAAAAATATGGAGAAAAAGCTATAAAAAGAAAAAAAGACAGAGAAGATGCAATTAATTTCTTTATCTCTTTATCTAAAATGGATATTCCTTATATCGCAATAGAGAATCCCATAGGGATAATGAGTACTGTATATAGAAAGCCCGATCAGATTGTCCAGCCTTATATGTTTGGTGATGAAGCACAAAAAAGCACTTGTTTATGGCTAAAAAATCTACCTTTATTAAAACCAACCCATATTGTAGGTAAAGGAGAAATTATAAAATTTAAATCAGGGAAAAGTATGCCAAAATGGTATGCGGAAGCTTTTTATAAATGCAAAACAAAAGAAGAGAGAAGTACTTTACGATCTAAAACTTTTCAAGGAATTGCTAATGCAATGGCACAACAATGGAGTGATTTTATTATTGAATACAGTGAGTTAGCAAATTTATGTCATGAGCAGTGAACAGATTGAAGAGCTTCTTCGGCTAACGAAAGAAAACAATGAAATGCTTGCTAAGATAATCTCACACATAGAAAAAATCACCGATGATGATTATTTAGCCAAGCATTTACTTCAAGAATTTATCAATAACGTTGTAGCCGACTTGTTTGCAGACATGCTCCTTCAACCAAAAGGGAGAGGTCATATCAATTCGGAAGAAATAAAAGATATTATTAATCAGTTAAAAATGTAGCTTTATGACAATAAGTACAAAATATGATATTGGAGATATGGTTTGGTTTATGTATGACAATATCTGTGTATTAAAGAAAGTTGAAAATATAAACATAGACGTATATCACAAGTATGTCCAATATATGTTTGATGAAAATAGTATATGGTTATCTGAAAAGCATTTGTTTTCTACAAAAGAGGAACTTCTAAAATCATTATAGTAATATGACAATAGAAAACTTTTTGGCATTCATTATAGGACTGTTTATCGGTCGTATCTTAACTTGTCTTGGAGATAAAACTTATAAGTTCTTAAATAGACCAAAGAAAAAATTAGAGAATAAAGAACCATTAATCTTTGATGGAGTCGATGACTTTGTTAAATGCGCAGAAAACTCTCTTAAAGATTATACAGTCATTAAAGGAGATAGCTGGTCGGCAGGGAAAGGACATAGCCATATTATTATTCTTGAAAATAAAGAAAATGAAAAAAGAGACGAATAAATTTGGTAGTATGAAATATTATTCGGATATTTGTCGATGTATCAAGGAAATGGATAGCCTAATACAGACATAAATTGCTTATAATATTCAATATATAAGATTAAACTGCATTGTGCTATCCATCATATTCTAAAGAGAATATGCCCACAATGCGGTTTATTTAGAACAATAAAGCTAAAAGCCGTGTTAAGAAGAGTCTTGATACGGCTTTATTGTTCTAAACGGCAAGAGGTTTCTTATCTCCACACCTCGAACACGATGCTTCAACATTGAAAATGGGATATACTCAATAACGACATATTGTTTGCGTGTTTAAAATCCTATGAGACCCAAGCCTGTCAAAACTAGGTGCTGCATCAGCGTTTACAATATGAACGAAATAAATAAAGTCTTCTACGGGTTAGGAGCAGCAGAGACGGAAGTGCGTTTATTGGGTGTAGGAGTTTGAAGGCTCTGAACTTCTTTGTTTATTCAGTGCAAAAAGATTCGCTGTATAGATGCAGAGAATAAAGGCTTACTATGCTTATAACTAAAATAATCATTATGGAAATAAAATCATTGATAAATAAAGTAGAGCCGGAGGAAGTACCAATGAAGCCTAACCAAATATTGCTGGTAAGTGTTTATCAGGTAATGGCTCTAAATGAAATGTGCAACTGTTGCGTTTTGGATATTGAACCTTCAATTAAAAATAAAGATAAAGAAACCAAGAAACTATTTTATGCCGCAAAGAAAAGGGTAAATTGGTATCAAAAGGAAGTTAATAACCTGACTATTTCCAGTGGAACAGTTTATGTAGACTTTAACGATAGTTTAGACCTTTACACACAGCCACTTTTACTTAAATATCGTCAAGCTTTAGAGGATTACCTATCTACAAAAAAGGGTGTCGAAAATCCCTATTTTGCATCATTGGTAGAAGTTGCTCGCTCAATGACTAAACTTTCTATCACCGAAATATCAAATAGAATAAAAGAATGTATTAAATTTGCGGAAGATTCGATTGCTCTAAGACATTATAAGCAGAAAGAATTATTGGACATTATAAACAATCTTGTAAAGTGGGTGTTTAGAAAAGCGGAAGATATAAACTATAATGATAGCCCTGAATGTGTAGAAGCATATAAGAATCTTGTAGACGCATACCAAAATCCAAACATTATTGGTGAATGTATAATAAAGGCTCAACATTTAAACGATAAAGAAGATGAAAGTAGGACTTATAGCTGTTGATAGTTACTATCCTAATTTGGCTTTAATGAAGATTAGCCAATATCATAAAAATAAAGGAGATACTGTAGAATGGGTATCTCCAATGTTTGAATATGATAGAGTGTATATGGCTAAAGTCTTTACTTTTACCGATGATTATTATCCTTTAATTAATACAGAAGAGGTATTCAAAGGCGGTACTGGATATGACATACATTCTAATCTTCCAAAAGAGATAGAACACGTCATACCTGATTATAGTCTATATTCTCAAATAGACAATAAAACAGCATACGGATTTTTAACTCGTGGATGCCCTAATAAATGTAAGTGGTGTATTGTACCTAAGAAAGAAGGCAAGATTACCCCATACATGGATATTGAAGAGATAGCCGTCAATGGTCGCAAAAACATAATCCTTATGGATAACAACGTACTTGCATCTGACTACGGTTTGCAGCAGATTGAAAAAATAATCTCCATGGGCATGCGGGTTGACTTTAATCAGGGGTTAGATGCTCGCTTGGTAACAGAAGATATTGCCAAGTTACTAGCTAAAGTAAAATGGTTAAAACATATTCGATTTGGTTGTGATACTCCTGGACAGATTGCAGAATGTGATCGTGCCGCAACTTTACTTGATAAGTATGGGTATAAAAAAGAATACTTTTTCTACTGTATTCTGTTGAATGATTTTAAAGAATCTTTTGAGCGAGTCAATTATTGGAAGAAAAAAGGGAAAAGATACATTCCTTATTGCCAACCTTATAGAGACTTGGATAAGAAGGAACAAATAATACCGCAATGGCAGAAAGATATGGCTAGATGGGCTAACAGAAGAGAACTATATAAAAGTATGGATTTTAAAGACTATACTCCAAGAAAATTTTTCAAGTGTAACGAATATTTTAAAGAATTATATTAAGATTATGAAAGTAAAATTTAAGAAAACGCATCCCGATGCAAAGATTCCAGTTAAACATTACGATGACGATTTTTGTTATGACCTATATGCTACTTCATGCGAAGAGATAGCACCAAATGTGTATAAGTACGGACTGGGATTAGCTTTCCAAATAGATGAAGACTATATTAAGACTATGCGGAAAGGCGGATATGTATTATCCATTGATATAAGACCAAGAAGCAGTATTTGGAAGACAGGGATGATTATGACTAACTCTGTCGGTACAGTGGATGAAGGCTACACTAATGAGATATGCGCTATCTTCTATCACGTATTAACAAATTTACAACGATATTCAGTAGGAGATAGAGTAGCCCAGTTGAAGATTGGGTTAACTCCTAAAATAGACTTTGTAGAAGTTGAAAAGCTAAATGAAAAAGAAAGAGGTTTAAACGGAATAGGTAGTACAGGGAGGAAATAGATATGGGATTTATTCAAAAAGCTTTTTTAAGAGCAAACAACAAGAAAATATTAGATAAACTAAAGGAACTTGGTTATCATATTTGTCCTTGCTGTTATTTTGATAGAGCTGTATGGATTCATATATGTATTCCTACCCAATCTATTCATGGCGTTGGTTATCCTGATGAGTGTTACAATCTTCCTTTGGAGCAGGAATTAAAGCGTTTTTTATCTGAAAAAGAAGAAAACGATATTGATTGCGGTGAAAATGAAAAATTATTCTATTTTATTGCTGCACTCCGAGATGATACCGATGACAGACAAGTTTTTACTAACAATAAAGGAGATTGGGGTATATATCATGATAACGAATTAGAAGGAGGATTATCAGGAATCGAATTTATGTATCTACCCAAAGATAATGATACAGATAATTATCATAAGGCTAGTGTTGAAGAATTAAAATTGTTGTTTAAGAAATGAGTAATACAGGACATAAATGGATCTACCGCAGAATAATACCTCGTCTTAAAAACCCAATAAGGTATAAGGTTCGTGTATATTACAGTGCTAAAAGTATTGATGTCGGCATGTTTAGGACATTAGAAGATGCTCTGAAAAGACGTAATCAATATATCAAAGATAATAATATAAGCGAACTTGCATTGAAGAAATATAATAGACGTAATGAAAATAAAGATTGAACATGGGAAAGTATTTTACAATTGAAGAATTATGTCGGTCAAATACAGCTGATGCAAAAGGAATAGACAATACTCCTAATAACGCTCAAAAAGAGAGATTAAAAGATTTAATAGAAAATGTATTAGACCCTCTAAGAGAAGCATACGGGAAAGCTATTATGGTTAATAGTGGTTTTCGCTGTCAAGAACTAAATAAAGCTGTAAGGGGAGCTTTATCAAGTGAACATCTCTGTACAAGAAGTGCTGCTGCTGACATTACAGGTGGAAGTAAAGAAGAAAATAAAAAACTATTTGAATTAGCGCAACAATTAAAACTTCCATTCCGACAACTAATAGACGAAAAGGATTTTAGTTGGGTGCATATTTCTTATAATAAAAATGATATAAAGCGGCAAGTATTGAAACTTTAGAGAAGAGGGGCTATTTAGCCCCTTCGCTTTTTAGTGATTGCAACTCCATAATTTCATTTGTAAGTTGAAATCTTAATTTCTCAAAATCACAATGAGGTAAATCTCTCACTAAATCATTGATTGCCTCATTAATCATGTAATTCTTACGTATGATTGCCAATTTGACAGCATCATATTTCACTTTCTTGACTTTCATAGGCTGTATTATTTTTCGCTTTGGAGAATACTATTTATCTTCTCTTCCGTAAAACCAAATTTCTTTGCAAACTTCATAAAAGCTTTCTTTTGTTTTTCAGGAATGAGCGCAAACATTGAATTGATAGGTCTGTCGCTTTCTAATGCTTTCTTAAAATCTTTGTTTCTCATTTTTACTATTTTTTATCATTACAAAAATCACACAAATATTCTCTTATTATATCCCACGTTTCTTCGATTATATCTTGGTCTATATAGTGTATTTCCTCCCCATATACATCAATATAATAATATTGACAAATATGTGTTGAAAGATGCCCTATTTCATGCGTGAATGTTTTCATAAATTCTTTTGCACTTGTAGCTTCACCTATCACAATAATCGTTTTCTTTTCAATAAACGAAGAATATGTTAAGCCTATATTGTCTTTACAAGAATTTAGGTCAGCATAAGCAATATCTAACCTTTCCTCACTTATACCCATACTCTCCAATTTATCTATAAGGTCATCAGAATATTTGCATTTATAATCAAAATAAATATCTGCCAACCAATCATATTTATCTAAGTAAATAGTTCTCCTTATCATAGTAAATTTGTTAAGTTAAAACAAATAAGGGTATCGTAGCTGCCGATACCCTATGTTTTACAAAATATCACTCCACTCTATAACGACACCATTTGCCATACACATAGAGTAGAAATATCTAAATGGCTTTTCTGGACTCCCGTCTACATCGTCGAGAAAATCTTTTACAAATTGTGCAAGCTGTTGCTCATTTTGAATTGAACTTCCATAGTAATCAGCCTTAGCCATATTTAAAGTATAAACTCCATTATATCCATTATCGTTCTCCAATTTGATATTATATTTGTTCATCAATTCTTCAAACTTTTCTTTAGGTATAGGAGTGACTTTTCCATTCTTGTCTTTCATTAAAGAAACAGCAAAATCACAAGCCTTTTTATTGAAATTCATACCATAGTTTTGAAGATAAGCTCTCATATCACGAGGAACATTATCCCATACATCGAAGCTAATACCTTTATCCATAATAATTTATTATTAATTGTTAGACAAAAGGGGAGATGATTCTCCCCTTGAAAAGTCAATTAGCGATAACGTCTGCGACGACCTCTACGTTCGCCCATACGTTCATTTTCGTCCCAATAACGGTCGTCACGCTCACGCTCTTTATTGTACATTCTGTCGTACTCACGGTCATCACGTTCGCCCATTTCTTCGATTTCATCCCAAAGAGTTTCAAAATCCTCTTTTAAACATTCAAGACTTTCTTTGAAATCCTTGATTGCTCTTCCGAAACCGCCACCTCTATGCTTTTCAGCTATTTCTATCATTCCCATAATTATTTACTATTAGTTGATTTATTACTACTATTGCTATTGTTTAGCTTCAACAGCAAATCCTTTATATCATGTAAATCTCCTTTCAAAGATTTAACTTCCGATTCCAAAGAGCCTATTTTTTCCTCTTGTTGCTTTTCTTTTGCAAATTGGGGATTAAGCTGTTTTAGAATTTCATCACAGCTGTTTATCACTGATTCATGATAATCTACACTACTCACAATCTGCCTACTATTTTGGAGCATAGCTTCCACTTCCGATATGATAGCTTCTTTCTTGTCAGATACTATCGCATTCGGATAAGAAAACACTTCTCCGTTTGCAGGAAGTTTTTGAAAGTCTAATAGCTCTTCACCACATTTAATCTTTATATCCACAAGCATTTCCGGCTGTTGCCCAAATGGTTGACCGGGTGTGTATGAAGGATATTTAGGAGTAGGGTTGCTGACAGATTCAACCTGACCAATCTTCACTGTAGGCGTTTCACCTTTTGAAAGGATATAAAATAGATTCCCTTGTCTTACGTTACTAAACATAACAATACTTTTTTAATTATTTACTTGCTTTCAAAGTCTCTGATGCTGCCTCTGCTGCTGGTGCTGCCGCAGGTATATGGTTGACAACTTGGAATATTCCATCACATTTATTGAAATATATCAGCAAGTAATTGCCATTTACAACTTCATTAGAAGTCATCGGAGCACCAACACCATTTACAAGAGGTGTTCCAGTAGAACCCGCAGGCGGATTTGAAGATGTTTGTAAAGACACCGTAAATGCGGATGAACCAGCACCAGCTGATGGTATTTGTGAGATACGGAGCAACATTAAACCTTCGTTGCATAACTGTTTAAATCGCCACGGGCAAAGTGAATATGTAACCACATTACCAGTAGTCGTTACCGCAATAGTACGCAATTCAGGTATTCCTGACCCATTTAATCTACGAATTGGAAATCTACGAGAAAGCATTTGATTGCTCCATTGCGTATAAGGTAAAAAATAAGGATTAAACATAATTGTAAATTTAATTTGTTATTAATAGTTATGGGATAACAATATGCCTGTTATCCCTATAACGTTATTTAGCAACCACAACCATTATTGCAACCACAGTTTCCATTGCCATATCCATAAGGATAACCGTCATTCAAGCCTCCTTGACAACCGAACGGGTTGCAGGTAATGTAAGCCGGAATTGGGCACGGACGCAATGTATTAACAAGATTCTGTGTCTGCTGTTGCGTTAATGCGGACATCTGATAACCGTTGCGTTCATCACGTAACTGTTGGATTTCACGCTGCATTTCACGCATTTCAAGCTGACAGAACTTATCATTAATGATTTGAGTTTGAGCATCAATCTTAGAAGATATGATGTTAAACTGCGTATTAGCATTAGACTTCAAATCATCTGTCTGATTGATTGTTGCAATACGGTTTTCAAATCCCTGCTGTTGGATTGCGGTTTTAATATCGCAGCAGCAGCTAGAAAGTTGACCTGCAATCTGGCAATTTCCTGCTTGAATAGCATTGATAATCTGTTGAGATGACATACCTACCTGACAACCAACTTCGGAAACCTTAGAGCTAACTCCATTAATTGCCTGTTGGATTTGACCTACAGAACAATTCAAGTTAGTAGCCAAGTTGTTAATTGCTTGTCCGTTTCCATTGATTGCTTGCATCAAAAGCTCACGACCAGTATCGTTGTTAATCAATCCAGCAAGTCCTGCATTAGCCGGAACACCACCGTCATTTCCACCGAAGCCATTGCCCCAGCCTCCACGACCCATCAATGGGAACAGGAAGAACAAGAAGATAATCCACATAAACCACGACCCATCTCCGCCAAAGCCATTGTTTTTGCCGTTAAGAGCCATCAATAAATTAGGGTCAATGCCCTTCTGTTGCAAAAGTGGTGCAAGCATACCCATCATGCCACTTCCGCATCCACACCCAGCTTCGGGTGTATAAACTACTGTTTTTGATTCCATAAAAAATACATTTAATATAGTCCGACATTGAACTATGGAATAAATAAGGCAAAACTTATCAAGAAATACTACGTAGTATTTTAGTGCTTGTATTATGTTGTTTATCAACGTATTATCAAATATTACCGAATATATTTGGATAATAGTGTACTAATTAGTACATTTGTGTCCATAATAGTACACTATGACTTTAGAACTTGATGTAGCAAAGAAAATAGATGAGATTGAGAAAATAGTCTGCACTCATTTTGGAGTGACAGAACAAGAACTTGTAAATAAAGAAAGGATGGAAAATGTCGTATCGGCTAGAGCTTTCCTTTTTTATATATTACATTATAAGTTGGAAATGTCTCCACTAACAATCAGTAAAATATATCCTCGACAACCTAGAGGAATAAAGAAGTTGTGTGCTAAAATAAAAAATGGTTTGAAATTCCACAAAATATATAATACTATCTATGATGATTTGCTCAAAAAAATAGAACCAATTCTACCAAAAGACTTAGACAAATTTTGGAATAGAGAAAATTTATAGTATATTTGCAGCGTCAACCACAACTGACAAGAAGAAATTGCTAATTTATTAGCGGAGTGTTCCGGGAAGATGTGTTGTGGCTCTTTTCGGAACATTCTTTTTATACTATTATGAACAATATCATCTTATCAAAAGAAAGTTCTAATGAGGAATTGAAAACATACTTTAATGCAGTACTTGAATTATCTCAATCTAACAATGAGTTTCCTGTCAATCTTGATGATGTTTGGATGCTTGTTTATGGAAGAAAACAAGAAGCTGTAAGAGCATTAACATCAAATGACCAATTCATAGAAGGCGTTGATTATCAGTCGGTGCGCAAAGATGCGCAGCAAGATTTAGAAAATTCATGGGGTGGAAATAACAAGGTTGATTACAAATTATCCGTCTCTTGTTTAGAGTTCTTTATAGCTCGTAAAGTAAGACCTGTATTTGAAGTATATCGACAAGTATTTCATAAGGCTATAAACAATATAGTTTTGCCTAAAACTTTTGCCGAAGCTCTAAGATTAGCTGCCGAACAAGCAGAGCAATTGGAAAAACAACAAGCTCGAATTGAAGAAATGAAACCGAAAGAAGAGTTCTTTGACCAAGTTACTGATAGTAAAGATGCTTGTGACATGGCAACAGTTGCCAAAGTATTAAATATGGGTATTGGTAGAAATAATCTATTTGAGATTCTTAGAAACAACAAGATATTACAAGGGAATAATCAACCAATGCAACGTTATATTGATTTAGGATGGTTTAGAGTAATAGAAACTCAATTTACTAAGAAAAGTGGAGATATTTGTATTAACTTCAAAACAATAGTATATCAAAAAGGTGTAGAAGGTATACGAAAATTACTAGCATCATTGGGATATAAGAAAGCCGGAAATTAATCCGGCTACTCTTTCCTGAAAACAATACTAGTCTGTTATTTCAACTTTGTAATTCATTAATGCGTTATAAACTGCTTCTGATATATTTTCTTTATATTTATTCGCTAATTCCTTTAAATAATCTTCTTTAGCTTTTTTATAAACTTCAAAAGCTTCATCTGTGCTATTATAACAACCAAGATATGTAGGAATACCATATTTTGATATTCTTGCTTGGAAAACATTATTTCCTTTATCAAAATACATTCCTATTGGATATTTACCTCTCCTATTTTTATCATTCATGACTGCTAAATTAATTTCTTTAGGAACTACACAACAGGTTTCAGGAGAATAAACCTTATTCCCTTTGATAAGAATGTCTTTGTCTATGTTATATCCTTCTTTATAATTTTCATCATACCATTTAGCAAATTTTTGAAAGTCTAGCCATTCTTCACAAATTATACAGTTGGAATAAGATGGATGCCTCCTATCTTTATTAAGACATCTTTTACGTATTCCCATCCAAACATTATAATAAACAGTATGCTTACCATTTAATTTGGATGGGAAAAAGCCGCTTTTAAATTTTACTTCGTTACCATTCAATTTAGGTTTAACTTTACCCTTTTTAGCGTTATATCTAAATACGATATTTTTTTGATTAAAATCTTCCCAAAATATTATACATTTACTATTTGGAAGTAAATCATCTACAATATATTTACCATATTTATTATAAAAAACATCTCCTTTTTTCATTTTTTTTCAGCAAATATAATCAAAAATCCAAAAGGTGGCTTTAGTTGAAGTATTATATAACAGTTTTTAACGCAGCACCTCCATTAGGATGGTCGCCACTATAAGTGATTACACTTGCTAATCTTTCATCTATACTTCTCAACAATTTAGTCTGATTATTTAGTTCACTATACATTGGGTTTAGCAATGGGTCTATACTTGTAAATGCCATATAGAAATTATTTAGAACCATATTGCTATCTGACACAAAGAATCGCATAGAATTTAAATATGCTTCAATCACATTAGCAGTTGACTCTGTGACACCTTGCACACTCTTACTTAAGGTAGAAGCATTATCAGAGCCGCCTTCATCGACAATTGGTATTTTAAAACTTTCTGCAAGCTTTTTCCAATATTCATTCAAGGCTGGCATAGTCTTATCAATATCGTCTTGAAGCTCTTTCAATTCATCATTAGATAGATAAGAATCGTCTCCAATCATATTATCCAATTTATTCATTATCGGTTCTAAGAATTTTTCTATTCCTCTTAGAGCCAACTGTTTCATAATTATATTATTGATATATTCATCCCATTTATCTTCTAATGCTGTTAATCCATCGCCTGTTTCTTTATAGGCTTCTAGCCAAGCAGATGCAAATTCTTCTGCGGCAGATTTCATGTCTGCTCCGCTACCAAAACCTCCTAATTCATTAAGTTTCTGACTCCTAAGTTGATCTGCCTGTTCTTGCAAATCAATTATAGCTTCTTTCCATTCATCTATTCTATCCCAATCTGTATCTTTCTTATCTTCTTCGGCAGCTATCATATTTTGATAACTCTTTATTTGGTCTTGAATATTACGTTGAGCATTTTCAGTACTCATATTCAGAGTATCAATAGTATATGCATTTTCTATTGCATTACCTAATCTTTGATAAGCCTTTTGAAGCTTTTCTACTTGCTTTATTTCCTTTTGAATGGTTTGCTCTCTTCTAGCATCATGTTGCTTATTTAATGTTGTGAAAATAGATGTTATAGAGCCAACCGCATCGGCTACTGCTCCAGCAATATTACCACTCTTGAAATTATTCCAAGAGGACATAACTTTTTCGTTTACATTACCCAATAATTCTCCTGCTTGTGCCGCTTCTCTCCATCCTCCTTTGGACGTATCAACGCCTTGTGATTCTTGAAGTTCTTTAAATTGATTCATTATGTCAATGGTAGCGTTGATAGATTGATAGATTCCTGTAACTATCTTGTCAATCATTGACATGGCTGCACTCATTCCACCCTGTATCTGTCCCATTTTACCGGATATGTTAGACAGTTTACCTTGTGAAATGTTCAATTTATCATTAGAATTATTTAAAGCACTATTAGCATCTTGCAAACTCTCTGTAGCTGCTATAAGGTCATCTTTTGCGGACGCATCTATTCCAACTCTACCTCTAGCTTGTTCGGCTTCTGTTTTTGCGCTTTCAAGTCTATCTTTAGCAATTTTCTGCTCTCTCAACAGTTGATTATATCTTTCTGTTTCTGCATTAAATTCCGCTTGTAGTCTTTTTAGTTCTCTAAATTCTGCAAAAGCATTTTTACTAAACGGAGATTTAATCTGCTTTAATCTGTCTTGTATCTTATCTATCAAATCTGTATATACTTTCAAATCTGATGCATTTAGATTTCCGGCAGAAGAGTTTATAAGCTCCTGCATTCTAGCTATCATTACTTCTAATTGAGAAGCAGAATAAGCGGATAAGTCCCCCATAGCTTGAATATATTCAGGAGTTTCTTTGAACTTATCTGTATTAATCTTGCTAACTTCCTTATTTACTTTCTCTGTGACATTTTTAACGACTGTCGCATATTGTTCGGCATTCAAGCTTCCTTTATTAAAGAAATCAGTGGCAAAGCTGATTTCCAGTGCTCCTGAATTTTGTACTTGTTTAACCTTGTCTACAGATTGTTCTAAATAATTATACAATAAATCAGAACGTCTTTTAAGTTCGTTCTTTTGATTATCAGTTATTTTTTTCTGTATCTTGAAATAAGAATCAAGTTCTTTTTCTCCTAATTTTGTAACATCGGGATATTTTTCCTCTAACGCTCTAGCTATATCGTCCAACGTAGTTACATCAATGCCAAACAGATTTTGAATCAGATCTTTAGGAACACCTTTAGCCTCCAATTCGATATACAGTTGATAACTATTAAACATTGAGTCCATTTGACGTTCAAATTCACTGATATTATCAAGAGTCGCTGAAACTGTAATTTCTGAACGTAATTCACCAATGGTATTTTGCCAACTTCTCTTTAATGCTTCCGCAGATTTACCACTAATAGTATTAGAAATGGACTCCATCTCATTAGCTATCGAAGCCTTATCAAATTTAAGTTTTAATGGCTTATTGAATAATTTTTGATAAGCTGTTCCAAAAGATGAAGTTATAGTGCTTGTAGCATCTTCTTCTCCCATTGTCTGTCTTAGCTTCTCATATTGAGATTGCATTTTTTTCAATAAGTCTAATTGAGCCTTTATCTTACGCTCATAGGCTGTCTCTCCGGCTTTTTCGCCTTTCTTATCCGTATATCCAAAAAGTTTAGCTAGAGCTTGTTGAGCCTCCCCAGCTGATTTTGCTAACTGAATTGCGACTTTTTGATTCTTGTCTATATGAGGTGCAAGATTCTCAACTGAATTGGCATTTTCCTGCGCTGCTTCAATTAAGGCTTTACCAGCTGCAAAAATTTTATCTCTATATTCTTCTACATCTGTTTCTGCTGTAACAATTGGTAATTTTAAAGCGTTTTTCCCTTTTATTTCAGGCTTATTATTATATTCATTTACATATTCAGATAGTTTTTTTTGCAGGTCGGTCATTTCTTTCTCGACTTCCTTTTCGTCATAAGAAATGCTAATACCTAAATCTTGTTTTATTCTATTTTTTAAAAAAAAGCGTGCAAAATTGCTTTCCGCCCCGGCAGAAGATTTTATAAATGTTGCCATTCTCTTTCCTAAATCTTCTTGTTGCTCTTTTGATAAAGCTTTAAATTCAGCTAATGTAATATTTGCTTCTTTAAGAGCGTTATCTCTTAAAGAAACATAACTTTTGTTCATCTCCTGCATTTGAACTACTCTATTTTTATTAGCATCTTCTAAATCTTCAAGTGATTTTTCAGCTGTAATCCTTAGATTATTGAGCATACGATTTGATGTTTGAGTATGCGTCGCCAATGATCTAGCGTATGCTAAAAGAGCCTGTGTTTTTTCTTCAATAGTCGTATTACTATTTATTATTGAATTAACCTGTGTTTTAATAGAATCTGGTATTTCTTTTTCCGTTTTAAATAGGAATTGGATTTCTTTTACTAAAGAATCATAATCTCCTGTTAGATTTTTGATAGCTTTTTTTTGTCTATCTAAAGATTGTGTATAAGATTCTGCTTGTTCTCTAAAACTATCTCCAAATAAAGGAATTCCTGCTTGCATTAAGCGATTTAAGGTCTGCGTTCTTTCAAGTTCATCATTGTATTTTTTTTGTTCAGATGCTAATGATTTTATACCTTCTTTATTCTGCATTACCTTTGCGTATACTTCGGGATATTGCGTTTTTAGTATATTTAAAAGTTTCTGCGTTTTTTCTCTTTCTTCATTAGCTTTTTGTTCGGCTTCTTTATATTCTTGCGTTCCCTTCTTTACGTTTGATAAAGAAGATTCTGCATCTTCTTGTGCCTTAACTTGCTTCTCTATTTTATTTGTTAAAGATTCAAGATTGCTTTTTTGAGTATCTATTTGATTATTTAAAACATCGTATGTAGCACGAGTTTCGTCAAGTCTTTCTGTTAAATCTTTTAGATAGAAGATAGTTCCTGCAATAGCTGTAGCTACAAGAATCCACGGGTTTGCCTTTACAAAATTAAATGATTTTATTAGAGCATTTCTAGTATACCCAATAGCTTTAGTTAATCCACCTTGTGCTATCATTGCTTCGGCTGCCGATACGCCAATCTTTCTATTCGCTGCTGCTGCTATTGCAGCTTTTATAGAATATGTAACAAAAACTGCGCCTGCGGTATTTAATGCTATTGCAAAATCTCTCCATTGTGCAACTATAGTATTTAATATATTGATAAATCCTTTCAAAACTCCATCATTAGCCTTTCCTATCTCATTAAACATAACATCAAAGTTATCTTTAAGATTGGAAATCATACCTGCCAATGTCTCGGCTTGGATTTCTTGCATGTTATAAAATATACCTCCTGCTGACGTAATCCGTTTAAAAACTTCTTCTACATCACCAAAGGCAACCATACGTTTAGTTATTCTAGCTTGGACTTCGCCAACAGATACCATACGACCCTCTAGTTCTGTATACATAGTGGCAAGCTCTTGAAGCAATCCGACACCAGCTTCTGTAAATTGTCTTACTTCTGACGCACGTAAATAATTAGCAGCTTTTACTTGCCCGTATGCAAGAATAAGACGCCCCATGTCTACACCTAATCCTGCTGATACGTCAGCAAGCATTTTGGTCGTATCATATAGTTTATCAGCTTCAATTTTATATGCTGCTAATTGTTTTGTATAAGTTACCAATTCTTTTACTTGGAATGGTGATTTAACAGCTAATGCCACTGTTTTTTCCCATAAAGCGTTTGCCTCATCTTTGTTTTGCAAAATTGCTTGCAATGCTCTTTGCTGTAGTTCAAATTCTCCTCGTACAGAAACTAGCTTTTCCACATATCCCTGTATAGCTGAAACGCTAAATAATAATGCTATTTTCCTAGTTAATTGATCGGTAGTATTGAGTACACTACTTTGAGATCTTTTAACTCGTTCCATACTTTTTGCAACATTATCATTTGCTTGTTGAAGCCGTTGTGTTTCCGATGCTATTTTAGATAATTGGGAAGAGTAATCTCGTCCAGTAGAGTTTAAGGCTCTTTGTGCATTAGCTAATGCTTCAATCTTTCTTGCCCGTTGAACAATAGTGACCTCGCTTTTATTTAATGCTCTTGCGTATTGTTCTTCGGCTCTTGCTGCTTCTTGATTAGCCTTATTTGCTCTTGCGCTATTTTTCTTTTCTTCGGCTTTCGCAGCTTTATCTAATGCTATTGCAACCTTTTGAGCAGCTTTACCAAGTTCATCTTCCGCCTTCGCTTGTTTTTGCAGTAAGGATTGACCACTTCTATATAAAGCATTCAATCTTTCTAATTCTTCACGTTTTCTTTGTTCAGGCAAAGATTTTGAGTCGGATTCTAAACTTTTTAGTTTAGCTAAATTGTCAGCTACCTTCTTTTGCTCTAACTGGTAATTTACAATCGCTTGTTGTTTTTGTTGATATAATGCTATTGTTTGTTTGATTGATTCAGCTTCGGCTAGATTTGAAGCGTAATTAGACTGATCTTCTTTTGATAACACACCACCCTTACCACTTTGTATTTGAGATAAAGTATTTTCATATTCTTTGATTGAGCGATTTATTGCATCTAACCGCTGTTGTTGTATCTTTAAGTTCTCATTAATACCTTGCCATGCCAAAACAGAATTATTGGCAGACGATGATTGAGAAGATATATATTTTAATTGATTCAGCTTATTCGCAACTTCGGCTATTCCAGCAGCAGCCTTTTCCGAATCACTCGTGTATTTTTTTAACCCTGACCCTAAATCTAATTTACCTATATTTTTTAATGCATCAAGCCGTTTTATCAATGGGTCAACAGATAAAGCCATGCTCGAAAATGCTTGATTGAACCTGTTTGCTGTTTTTTCGCTACTTTCAGCTATAGCATTTATTTTAGTATCTGCTAATTCTAGTTTCTTTAATACCTCATCAGGTATTGTTAATACATATCCTGTTGCTCCCATTGTTATTATTTATTTTTGATTAAAAATTGGTATGCCAAAATCGTTTTTAAATAAGTCGTCGGCTGAATTTATTTTTGGTGCTTTGTCTTTTTTAGCCTGTTCTTCTGACAAATATTCAATATGAGTTGTATCGTATTGTGCTAGCAATATTTGAGGAACTGTCATGTGCCACATGTATTGTTCCATTGTAACAGAAGGATAAGCTTTTATAAAATCAAACATTTCCCCGTAGCTTGTTCTTGCGATGACTGTTTTCGTTCTTCCATCTTCGTCTTTCTTTCCAGTGTCATTTGGCGGAACGTCTGTGTCAACTCTGTAATTGCAAAAAAAAACTCAACTGACAATAAGTTAAGAACTTCAAATAGAATAGTAGCCCAATCTTTCATGTCTTCACACTCCCAAAACAGAGCATCATATACTTTGTCATATTCAGGGTCACCACTTTTAATATGGTTTTTATTATTCAACAAAGCAAGCGTCAGAATACGACAGACAGATGGCATATTGATAGAAAGACCTTGTAATACATCACTAAAGGTCGCCTTTTCTACTTTATTTATTTGTGCGGCTTCTTTAGCTATCAGCCACATTATACCGGGTTTCAATGCTGTAATTTCCCATTCTGTATCTTTTAATTTTAAAAGGCTAGGGCTGTCAGTCATAATCTGTACAAGACGTTCCATAGCTTCATCAGAAACAGGATCTTTTATCGTTTTATATGTTATTTTACTATTTGTCATATCTTTTAAAAAAACAAGGGAAGGAGTAACCTCCCTCCCTTTTATTAAAGAATTGTATTTTTATTTTTAGACGTAACTCTATTAGAAGCTACCGCTGTTTCTCCGATTGAGCTTTCTAGGGAATTAGCCGGAGATACTGATTCCCTTACGCTCCCCCCGTGCCATCTAATGACATATCTGTAGGCGGAACGGTATAATCATAAATCATAGCCAAAGGAGTCAATGTTGCAGTATCTGACCCATATTTGAACTGAACAGCCTGCGCTGATCCGCCAAGAGCAATACGACCGATAGAAGTACTCATTGAATCAAGAGTAATTGTCGGACTCAATTGCAATTTCGGCAATACAACAGCGGTATATTTACTGCCATTTTGAAATACCATGTCGATACGAGCAAATTTCTCTACATAGCCATCAGGCGCATAGGCGTTCTTACTTGTACCAATGGTAAATCCTAGCAAATCTTTTAAGAGTTCTGCCTGCAAATCTCCAATTTCAGTAGTAAACGTATAGTTACCTGCTTGAATGTTATTAATGATTGGAGTTGAAGATAATTCATTTTCAATAGGATTTTCAGTATTATCCTCTTGTGTGATAGTTGTTGAATCACGAATAATATCCATACATTGCCAAGTTTTTGTACCGGGTTTGCCATCTACATACGGTGTTACATATAAAAACTTGGGATTGTAGATAATGGAGTTAGCATTATCTTTTCTAGTCTCTGTAACTGTTAATGCCATAATTTTTTTATTTTTAAACGATTAATAATTGAATTTCTACTATATTACAATGCATCTTAGCATCACTGTCAAAATCAGCAAATGTGCCTTTCTTGCTAACTGCATAAGACGCATTTTTATTGTTTTCTAAAGCTTCATTTAGAGCTTTTTCGAGTTTAGACATTACAGCAACATTCTTACGTCCATTGCTGAATGGCTTTGCATATAACCAAACTAATACAGTTCCTACACCATAGGCATTCAAATCTTGGATAGAATTAGCACAGTCAATCACAACAAGGTCAGACCAAGTAGTATCAATATTTGTAGGGACAGTTGTAAAGAAAGTATTAGAAGATACTTTTTCATCCAATAATTCATTGAAAAAGGTTTCAATAGTTGATATATTTAATAAATTCTTATCCATTTACTTTCCCGTTTTGAATTATAGAAACTTTAGCTTTACCTACTTCTTGTGCCAATGCTCTAATGTCATCTCCAATCATAGATATAACTTTATATTTCCTACGTAAATTACCTCCGCCTAATTCTAATATTCCACCATAAAATATGGCTACTGCAACTACAAGCTGCATTCCCTTATCTTTTGGCTTATAATCATCGAAAAATTCAGAGATAGCCTGTCTACCTGTAATTGCCTCTTGTTGATATGGATCGTATTTAGAAGTTGTTGCAGCTTTACTAAAATACATTTTACTATTTGGATAAAGTTCGCCATTATAAAAAACTGCACTCCCATAACTATCGTGAAGATTTTGGGTCTTATTCTTATTGTAGTCAGCCTCTAAATAAGCCTTTTCAATTAAGTTCCGACCTTTTATAGCTAATTTCTTCGCCAAATCATCAATATATGGACTTACACGTCTCATTATCCACTAGTATTATCTTTTACATAAACCGCACAACCACCTAATTGAGTTGGTATAATATCAATAACGATAGCATCAGTAATAGAGAAGCCATACATCTTGCTCCTAAATTTATGACCTTTTTTTATTGATATACCTACTGATTTATCAAAAGGGAAATACACATTGTATGCGTTTGATATTACACCTGAATCTTCTTTCTGCGCCCCTTGTATATCACATTTAGTTTCCAAGACTATAATCTCTTCTTCTACCTGTTGATCGGCAGGTTTGCTTCCATCAATCCCATAAGTGTAAAATACTCCATCAAAAGGATATTCTTGCATTATGTCCCTATCTATAATCATCAGTCGTACTCATTTATCCAAGTTGTTGTACTACCACCTAATAATTCAGCCTTTGGATCGTCCCATTTCTTATACAGACCTATCATAATATTATATACATCTTTTTTAGAATCGTATCGTTGGCTACCAATCGTTTGAGTATAAGCTCCATGTTGGTTCGTCAGACTAGCAGTGTAATTGGGAGCGGTAAAAATAACATAAAGCAAATCAGCCAATAGCAAATCTTTTTGCTGTTGTGTAAGCTGTTTGGTATCTGCAATATCTATAACGTCTCTATCTACTGCAATACGGGTAAGGACTGCCTTGTCAAAGACAAAGGCAGTCAAACCTTCAAGATAGTGTATAATATCAATTTGAGCCATATTAAGAATCTGCTGTTGATGTATCAACAATAATATGTTCAGGGAACTCTGTTAAAGCAGGAATAAATGACGTAATCAAACGAGTATTCCATGACTTATATTCACCATCTACCATTTCAGCATTATGGATAAGCGAGAATCCATCAATTGGAGCAAAAGCCTGTGACACAACGTTATTACCCGCCATATTAGCCATCTCTTGGTCTAAACTAGTTGTATGCATAATAAGACCTGCATATCCGACTGGACGAAGTACAGCAACGTTTGCAGCCCAACCATTAACAGTAGTATCACCTTTCCAATCCTTATTCTTTTCTTCCTCTACTACAATTTCGATAGGAGAAAGACCATCAAATGCTGCAACAGCATCATCGAATTGTTTTTTCAGAACAACAGGAATATCTGGGGCTTCCATTGGGCTATTTGTGTTCAAATTACGCAAATAGTTTATCCACTGTTTGACTTCCGCATTATGCAGAAATACATCACTGTACATTTTCTTTGGGATAAGCCATTTCATCGCACCAGTAAATCCTGTTCTTTGTCTAAATCCATCTTCAATAATTGCCATTTGAGAGAATAATTTAGCATCGGGAGCAGTCCACACTTTTTCTCCTGCCTTTACAAAGTTTTCTTCTGGAATAGCGGCTTTTTGTTTAATGCCTTTGATACCTCGACCAATATCATACTTAACATAACCTTCTGTCTGAAGTTGAGCGCACATATAATTTGCAGTTTGGTCTTTAGCATCAATCAAGTCTTGGACTCTTTTAGTCCATTCTCTGATAAATTTAGCATCATTCCCAAATTCTGCAAAATATTTTTCCTTATACATACGTTCCATTGCTGTTTCAGCAATAGCATCTGATGTAAAGTCGGGGATTGTTCCTGTATAGAAAGAAATTCCTTCCTTTTTATACGGATGTGCCTTACCTAATGGAGCACGCATATCCAAAACACCAGCAGCACGATTTTCAGATGCTTGAACCATGAAGCTAGCCTTACCAGAAGAATCGGTAGGAGTTACTTCAGGATTAACTGCAAATTGATTTCTCCACCAATTATAATTGATATTAATCATTCCTGAATTATCAATATAATCACGGAGTATTTGCTGACCTTCTCCGCTACGGAAAAAAGCCGCATATCTACTATTATTAAAATCGAATCTTGACATACTTCTTATTTTCTTTAAATTTCAAACCAACCATCAATTCTTGACTTGTTAATAGTTTTAACAGCTGGAGGAATCGGAGACATCAAATAGGTGTACATTGTTGCGTGCAATGCAGGTGTAACCATATACGTAGCTCCTTCCTCATCTTCTTCACCTGTTGCAGGTCTATATTTCAAATCCAAATCACAAGGAAGAACAGCATTCGGATTCTGAACAAGCATCTTTTTACCGGAACCAGCTTCGGCAGCTTCAACCAAAATATCATTTTTTGCTAATGTTCCGAGAGTTGCAGACAACGTTAATTTCCATACATTTTCTTTTGTATTAGTTGTTGCCTCTACTGCTGAAACTGTGACTGCTGTACCTGTCGTAGCAAAATCATCAGGAGCTTTCATTAAAACATCACCTACACAAGGTTTATGTCTGAAACCATCTCTTTTTATATATACTGTTGTATCGGAAGAACCAGTAGCTGCCTGAACTTCAAATACCTTCAAAAGAATCACTTCTGCATTTTCGTGACTATTAGCGACACCATTACCATTCCAATGATATTCTACCAAATCACCTGCGTACATCTTACCGCCTGTTTTAAACGGATTCTTGATAATACCACCAGTTTGAGGGAATACTTGGTCATTCAATACGCATACTCTCGGCACAAAGACTTCTCTAGTACCTCCGATAATACCACTCCCCTGTAACATGGTTCTACCATACATTACGGCTGCGGTCGTATTTAAAAGATTTTCTACCATATTCTTATAATTTTTTTATTTTTCATTTTTAACATCATCCCAACTTATCTTACTCTTAGAGGGATCACCACCAATAGGCTTGTAAGGGGTTGTCCCATCAGGTATATCAACTCTGGAAAGGTTGTATAATTCTAATGTAGACTTCGCTTCTTCCTTTATATCTAAATCTTCCGAAATTTGAATTTTAGAAATGTAAGTGTCAATCCACTTATCATCCTTAATCCCAGCGGATTTCAATTCAGACTTAAAGTTTTTCCTTACTTGCGATAGAGCTTTTTCCTTTTCTTCTCTTTCTATTTTGTCTTGCAACTGCTGTATCTGCGCTTGTAATTGCGATAAGGCATCGTCATCAGTAGGCGGAGTTTTAGACTGTTGCTGCTGTGTAGTTTGAGATTGAGTGGGTTTATAGCTCTTAATAAAATCTGCCTTTTCTTTTTCAAAGTTTGCATTTGTCCTTTTTACAAAAGGTAATGCCTTACTTATAAAATCAGAAAGTTCAGTTTCATCATTTACCAATAATGGAATTAGGTCATCTATATTCTCATTAATTGTTCTGTCTGACAAATGCAGGGTTTTCCCACCTTCTGTCAGTAAGCCTTTGAGTTGTTCAACGGCTTGTTCTTTTGTAAACTTCATAATTCCTCTAAGTTATGTTAATAATTTGCACACAAAATAAAGGAATAAACTAAGTTATCCCATGAAATAAGGGAACTATTTAGTACACCGGTGTACTAAGTTTTTCTAATATTAAAAAAGCAGAAGATTTAGAATAGTATTTTTGCAGATAAATGTATATATTTGCATTGGATAATGGGATAGCAGGAGTAATTAACCTGCGATAAGTGGTTTAGGCATGACACTTCCCATTATTTGAATATTAACCATGCCAACAAAAAAAATATTATGCCTAGAAAAAAGACTAAAGAAGAATTTATTAAAGAAGCAATTATGGTTCATGGAAATAAATATGATTACTCCAAAGTTGTATATGTAAACAATAATACAAAGGTGGAGATAGTATGTTCTGAACATGGATCATTCTGGCAACTACCAAGAACTCATGTGTCAACAAAGTGTGGATGCCCTAAATGTAGCAATGTAGCAAGTGATACAGAATTATTTATTGAAAAGGCTTCATTAATATATCCACATTATGATTATTCCAAAGTGGATTATATAAAATCGAACGTGAAAGTATGTGTAATATGTCCAGAACATGGTCTTTTCTTTCAAACTCCCAACAATTTGCTAAATAGACATGGTTGCCCTCAATGTTCAAAAAGCAAACGTATATTAGATAGAAATACATTAATTTATGGAGTTGCTAGAAATGATTATAAAGGTCGTTGTGTTGATGATAATGGGAATTTATTAAAAAGTTATGATATATGGTACGGAATGATACGCAGATGTTATGATTCTAAATCTTTAGAATATAAGACTACATATCAAGACTGTACAGTATGTGATGAATGGTTATCTTTCTCTAATTTCAAACAATGGTTTGATGAAAACTACCAAGAAGGATATTCTCTTGACAAAGACATTCGGGTTCACAACAACCGTGAATATTCACCTAAAACTTGTTGCTTCGTACCTAAAGAAATAAATACTATTTTTATTACAAATAAAAACAAAAGAGGTGACTTTTATATAGGGGTTTCACATAATGGAACAAATTATACAGCAACGCTATTGAAATGGGGTAAAACATGTTATCTTGGTGTTTTCCCTACAGAAGAAGAAGCCTTTTTAGCATACAAACGAGAGAAGGAATCTTTTATAAAAGAGGTGGCAAATAAATATAAAGATAAGCTATCAGATATAGCTTATAATGCATTGATGAATTACGAAGTTGAAATAACAGATTAAAATGAGTTTAGCAGAGGAATTAAAAAGACAAGGTTTTAAGGTGGTGACACCACAAGAAGGCGGACAAACCAAATTTGTACGTTCAAATGTTGATGTTGCTTTCTTTGGCGGAACGCTTGGAGGAGGAAAAACCTTTGGCTCAATTCTTTCTGTGGCGGAAGCTGTCTTAGACCCCAATTTCAAAGCCATTTTCCTTAGAAAAAATTTAGGAGACTTAAAAACGGCAGGCGGTATTGTAGATGGTTTTCGTGAAGCTTATGGGGATATTATAGATACAAAAATGTCTGATTCCCCTCGAATTACGTTTCCAAGCAAAGCGTATGTAGAAGCTAGACATTTAGCGAATGAAGATTATAAATTAATCGTAGAGACTTGGAAGGGTGTCCAAGCAGATGCGTTTTTCTGGGAAGAATTAACAGGATATAAATTTGAGACGTTTAAATATATAATGTCTCGCTGTAGAGGTTCTGCAAAATGGTCAGGGAAAATTAGAGCTACCTTAAATCCTAAAAAAAATCATTGGGTAAGAAAATGGCTAAGCTGGTATATCGGTATAGATGGCTACATTATCCCTGAAAGAGATGGCGTAGTAAGATATTTCTATATCAATGGAGACACTATTGATGATGTTATTTGGGGAAATACGAAAGAAGAAGTATATAAACAAGCTAAAATAGATATAGATAGGAAATTATCTAGTCTAAAAGGTAATTTTGACTATAACGAGCTTATTAAGTCATTCGTGTTTATTAAAGGTAATCTAGCGGAAAATACAGCTTTATTAAAAAACAATCCGGGATATATTGGTAGTGTAGCTTCCACTGGTGGGAAGATGAGCCACATGTTAATTGAAGGTAATTGGAATGTTGACATGGAAGATGATTCCGAAGCTCCTATCCCTTCTTATAAAGCTCGTGAAATAGAATTGGCAGATCCGCAAATTAATGGTGATATATGGATTACTGCCGACTTAGCTGATACAGGTAAAGATAATTTCGTTTCGTTGGTATGGGATGGATTTCACATTATAGATATTGTAGTATTGGGACATTCAACTCCACAACAAAATGCGAATACATTACAAATTTTGGCTGCTAGATATAATATCCCGGACACTCATATTATATTTGATGGTAATAATGGTGCTTATATCAACGATTATATACCAGATGCTATACCATTTATATCATACAGTAAAACGAGAGGTGTCTATTTCAGAGCTTTTTGTACATTAAAAGATGAATGCTATGATAGAGTTGTTTACCATGTAAACGAAAAAGGAATATCTTTTAGCGATAAGGTCGCTTCCAAAATGTACACCCATGAAAAAATGAAAGACGAAATTACCGTTTTTGATGAATTTGTTGAAGAATGTTCAGTAGTGCGTTTTAATGAACAAGGGACAGGAAGGAAACGATTAGCATCTAAAAAAGAGATGAATCAAATGCTTGGTCGAGGACGTTCAATGGACGTGTTAGATCCAATAGCTATGAGATTTTTGCCTGTTCTCCAATATCAAAAAGGAGATGAGCTAGAAAAAACTTCTATCAAAAGAAACGATAGAAAAACCGGAGAGACAAATCTTGAAATTTATAACGATAGTTTTTGGGCGTAATGACAGTTAAAGATATAGAAAAAACAATTAAGGATGCTTCTAAGATGAAGCATGAAGTGACGGTAAGAGACATATCGTATGTTATCTTATTCTTTGAATATTGCAGTTCTGTTGTAGCTTATAAATCTATTTTCGATAAGGATGCTGACGAAAATAGTATTAAAAAGTATGATACAAGCAAAAAAATTGATTTCTTGAAAATGTATATTTCTAGTAACTTTAAAAAAGAAGAGAAAGTTAAACAAATCAAGAAGAATGAAATTAACAATGATGAATTGATCCAAGATATTACTTTTGAGGAGAATAAAGCTAAATTGATAGCAATGCTACAAAAGGTTAACGATCTTGTTCAAAGTGGTGATATGTCTGCTAAAGATGGTGTTAAAGCAGAGATTGAAATCCGCAGTAAACTTAATGATAAGTTTAAGGTATCAGAAGAGGGAGGACAACAATATATCATTGTAGAACAAAAGTATAACGCTGTATGTGAATACTGTTCACATGAGTTATATATTCCCACAAAAGAAGATTTAATGAAAAAATATAACCTAGTAGAAAAAGACAATGAGTGAAATTTCAGAACAAGTACAAGAATTATTGAATAACCCTGAAAAGATACTACAAAAGAAACCTTTTTTTCGAGGTTATGATACATCGTGTGTATGTAACAATACACTGAATAATTATTTGAAAAGAGCCGGATTTACAGATATGATTTCGGTTACTCTTCCTCAATTAAAAAAACGTGTTATTACGCAAGATGAGTATTTGATGGAATTAGAGCCTGAAAACCATAAGGTTTTATACGATCAGAACATACCTTCTATTACGATGAAACTTGATAATGGTGGCTTTGTTGAGGTTCAATATAAGAAAATGGCGGTTTCTTTCCAACAAAATATTAAAGACAAGCAGGTACAACATTTATGCGGACTTCCAATGTCTTTTACTCTTATGGATGCCAATCCTGATGAAAAACAAAGAGCTGACTTTGTTACCTTTAAACAGTATTGGGATTTAAGAAACCAAGACGGAATGAAAACCAAAATGGTTGACGTTCAAAAATCAGTTGGTGATGTAGGACTTTTATATTATTTTGATAAAAACAATAGAATAAAATCCCGTATATTATCCTATATGGATGGCTATGTCTTATGTCCGCATGACGATGATAATGGCGACCGTATATTAGAAAGCGTTTATTATAAGATTGATGATGTAGAATATATTGATTCATACGATGATACTTATTTTTATCGCATGATAAGAGATAATACTAACGTAGATGATAATGGATGGAGACGTCTAGCACCAAAGGCTCATGGTTTTACAGAAATCCCTTTAATAACTAAAAGAGGAAAGGTCGCATGGGAAAATGCTCAAAGTGTTATTGAGGCTTATGAAATATTATACAATATCTTCCTTGTAATTCAAAAGAGACATGGATGGGGAATATTATATATAAAAGGAGATTTTGAAAACAATGGAAAGAAGATAGCAGGTTCAGTTATCTTAAACAGTAAAAACACATCATATAGTCAAGAAGCAAATACGGATGATGCTAAATTTTTAACTCCACCATCACCACAGGGAACGATAGATACTTTGCAGTTAATGGAGGAAACTATACAGAAAAATTCCAGTACAACGTTCTTGCTCCCTAAAGATGTAAAGACAACAGGAGATATATCAGGTGTTGCTATAATGCTTACTCAATCAATGGATATTGAGAATGCATCAAAAGGTGTAATAGAATGGCAAAATGTTGCGGATAAAATGGTTCGTCTATTCAAACAAGGATTAGCAAAAGAACTTGTAGTCTCACAAATTCAACCCAGTGCTATTACGGATTTCGACAACTTACATATTAACGCTAAATTCAAAGTATATAGACCTCAATCTGAAACTGATATTGTAACAAGATTACAAACAGGAGTTACATCAGGATTTCTTTCTGTTGAAACTGCCAGTGAAATGAACCCTGATGCAAAACCGGATGAGAAAGCTAGACTTGAAAAAGAAAAGCAAAATAAAATAGATGAGCAACTATACCAACAGGAACAGGCATTGATAATATCTCAAAAATATTCAGAACAAGGTAATAATAACAATAATAAAAAGGAGGAATAACTATGTACACGAATATCATAAACAACATTATAGAATTAGAAAAGGTAGAAACATTTATTGATATAAAACCTTACTATGTTTTCTTATATCCGAAATCAGAGGATGCTAGCAATGTGATTATTGTAGATGGTCTACCTACATATCAGAGTAAGAAAGAAAATTTAGCTTTGCCTCTGTTAACTTGCGTTTGGAATCCTATTGCATTAAACAACATTGTTGTTACAGATGATATGCTTTCAAATTATAGAATATTTATAGGTTATATACAATGATTGGTGGGGCTAAAGGTATAGGCATTGGTATTGATTTTGGTATACCAAATCAATACTGTAGGGCTACTAGTAAGCCCTACATTGAAAAAGACGTATTAGATTCATTACGTGTTGTTGCTTCTGCTTATGGTAAATCCAATGATGATGCTGACCGTTCTATAGTTAAGAATCTGGTTGATGCTAGTAATCCGTTCATCATAAGTAATGCCGCTTTCAAACTCAATAGCGGGTTTGGAAAGTATAGTGCAGATTTTGAATCTTTTGATTGGGCTGTCAACATAAGCCAAAAACAACATAACAAAGCCACTATATCACTCAACGGTAGGCTGTGTAATCATGCAGCTATTGAAGTTGATGAAATGAAAGTAAACATTATCGGAAATGTTACCGAATTAATATATTGGTATATAGCAAATCCCGATGATACTACTAGGTCGGAAATAAGATTGACTTCTGGTATAAATACTCTTCCGAAAAGCTATGCGAAGGACGATGGACAAACGTACAATATAGGCTTTGCTTACATATCAGGGGATAGTGAGATTACTATCGAGCAAATCCCCTCTTTTGAAGGCGCCTTCGTCACCGACGGAATCGACGACCTGATTACTTCCACCAAGACCGTACAGGAGATGCTAAGAGGAAGTAGCGAATATACTGTCTTATCTATGATACATCATATAGATGTCCCAGAAGGTAATATACATTCAAATACTGTTAGAATTAAATTAGGTTCTTGGGGGACAAGTAATAGAATTACAAGTTTTTCTAATAATAAAACCGGAATATATGGTTATACTGTAAAAAATCAAAATATTACAGTTATAAATAATATTCTTGGAGATAAAAATGATTATGGAATTATAGGCGGAGATTATACTTCTAATTTAGAAGCTAAGTTTTCAGTTGTAGGCTGGATTGGAGAAGACGACATTTTAAGAGAAACAGCTTCTATTGCTTGGTACTGGACAATCATCGCCAACAAGGTACTAACCACCGACCAAATCAATCAGGTAATCGCCTACTTCAACTTGGATAGAACTCTTAAACCTGATATCCTGTGTAATGTCAAGAAACAGGGAATCACAAACGAGAACCACGCAGAGTTTGGCGACAGGCTGATTGACTTTTCCGGCAACGGTAGGGATATTCAGTTGAACAATATTGCTTGGAAGGGGGATTCAGGTATTGGGAAGTATGAGGTTGATTTTTCAACTTGGATTACCGGTTCTTCAATCGATGTAGTAAATAAAACCAGTGAACTTTTTCACATTACAAACAATACCGATGCAAAAAGAACTGCGTTGTCGTATAATCTGACTCCGGGTAATAGCGACATAAAAGAGTACAAAATAAAAGTTGAGATAATAAAAGGAACCGGAGGAGAGTATAAATATTATAACGAGGAAGGCAAAATAAAGTATTTTACTTTGAATGAGAGTAAGATATATACACTACCTACATCTCATAATTCTATACTTACTACTGCTGAATTTAATGCTTTTATTATTAATCCTAATAGCAGTTATAAAGTTATCCAGATTCCCTCCCACGCAGGTGCTCTCTGCCTTGACGGAGTAAATGACTTCGGTAAGGTGACAGGGATGCCTGTTTACAAGGATTATACTTTCATTATAGATAGACAAATAATATCTATTGGTGATACAGCCGGAATAGTCGCTTCTAAATCCGAAGATTCAACAGATGTAAACAAACAAGGTGCTTTCTTATTTGAGTACTTAGGTGCTCCTAATAATATAAGTGCTTGGAGTTTCTATAAAGATAATGGTAAAGTTGCTAATACTGATTTTACTAGAGGTATAAGTTATCAATCAACATATAGTTATAATGGGAAAGATTTAACTGTCGGAACATCTAAAGATAGTGATAAGTTATGGCTAGGAACAATTCGAGATAGAGATTCTCGTTTCTTCAATGGAGCTATCTACTCTCTCATGTCCTTCCCTTATAGTATGTCCGAGTTCTTGATAGAGCGCCAGTTGAAGAAGCATAAGCTGGGTACGCTGTATCCGGATATGGTGGAGTTTAGACCGATAGTGAAGAGTAATATACCTTATTCTTCCATAACCTATTCTGTTAATCCCGGAGAATATATCTCTGTAGATAGCATGGTTACCATCACTGTAACGTTGCCAAATACCTCTGATAAGCTAATGGAGGTATCGTGCAATGCTATCAGTGATATATCCATATCCGGTGACAATGGCGTTTACGAGATTACGGGAAAGATAGTCAAATCCCCTCAAAAGATAAACATAGTTATCTCCAGTTACTTGACAATGTTAAGCAACTCAACTTTAATTTCAAATGAAACATTAATTAAAAACGAATGATATTATGGAAAAGATATTTGATATAGCAAAAGACTCCGAACAAAAGTGGGGAGTCATTGCGCAAGGGATAGATGGAAATTTTGAGGAAATAGAACGACAATTAAGTGGGTTAGTTGGTGGTGAAAGCGAGTACACTCCAACCGATGAATATAATATGGCTATCGACACTGCGCTTAATATTCAAGCGGCGGGAAGTATGAAAGTCACCAATCCTATTGAACTAAAAAAAGGAAAAACTATAAATGTTTTTTCTAATTGTGGTAGTGGTTTTTATGCTCTCGCAAAAGGCTCGAATAAAGAGCCACAAGTAGGAGACCAACTACAAAATCTTGGTGTAGAGTACAAAGGCGTTGATGCTGAAAAGGAATACTCATATACTGCTGATGAAGATTGCTTTGTCTTGGTGTCGTATAAAAAAGCATTTGAGCATTCAATATTTATTCAAAGCAAAAGCATAACAAATAAAATTGACGACATTAAAAAACAAAGAAACAATTACTCGTACTTTTTGAACTTTGATTATGATATTACTAAAGTTTTTGGAGAACATAATCAACAATTCTATGAAAGCCTAGATGTCAATGATTTCTATTCAAAATGGGATGAGTTAATGTCATTGTATCCAAACTATATAACTCGTTGGAGTAGTAGTGAGGCGGATTCAGCATTAAGTATATCAAAGCCTGATTATCTAAATGACATTAACTATTATTGCTACGCATTCAAACCAAAAAGAATTAGGGTTAGTGATAATGCCAACAAGGTAAAGATACTAATAACTCTCGGTGAGCATTCTGGAGAAAGAGTAGGTATGTGGGCGTTCTACAATTTGATGAAGTACATCTGCGAAAATTGGAGAAACGACAAGAATGCAGAAATCCTACGAACACTTGTGGAGTTCTATGTCATTCCTTGTCACAACCCGTGGGGTTTCAATAATAATAGTTCAGAGGCTCATCCATTTGCGGGAAGAACTAACTATAACAATGTAAATCTCAATCGCAATTATCCTTCAATGTATTGGAGAGATAATCGTGATGAGCCTAATGGCGATAGCACGATGTACGCAACTGGTGATTGGGGTGGAAACTCTGCTGGTAGTGAATATGAAACACAAGTATTTATGTATTTTTACAACAAGATAAAGCCAAATGTTTCAATAGACATTCACACAGGAGGAGTTACTGAATATGGTGATACTTGTGTGATTGAAACGGGTTGTAAAAACAACGCACTTGATGTCATAACACTTGTAGCAAGGACAACAACAAACAACCTCATATTAGGCAATGACATATATCCTCAAAGTGCTGATACTTGTATAAGTAGTGCAACATATGTAGAGGAAATGCCAAATGAAGTTTATTTTGGTGTTCAATACGATTGGATTTCACAATATGATGAAGATTGTATATGTACTCTAATTGAGTGCTGTGCAAACCCATATAATTTTTTTGCACCGCAATCACCTTTAAGTTATGATGAAAAAATGACACAAACTCTCAAGGAACAAATGCAGTTTGAATACAACCTTATCATGCGATTGGCAAAGGCAGCGAGTGAAATGCTATAAAACTCACCGCATTCCTAATAAACTTGATAAATCATTATGAGTGTAATAAAAGATATATGTAAATATCAAATGGATAATTAACAGTAAACTTATGAAATACATTACATTCCCCACAGCGAATTTGAACGAGATAATTGATTTAAATAACCCAATATTTATACAATAAAATGAAAAAGTTAATTGAAAAAATAAAAGCTTGGTATAAAGAAAGCAATAGAGATAAGCACTCATACGTGGGTGCTATCATCTATTGTACTTTTTTTGTAGTAGGTTTTGCATTAGGGATAGAACTTATTCCTAATGCTGTTATCGCTACAGGAGCTACAGTAGCTTCTATGATGTCAGCTGAATATAAAGACAAGGAACATGGCTCTTTGTTTGATTGGCTAGATATTCTTGCGGGTATGACATATCCTATACTGATTGATATTGTTTGTTTAATTATTTACTTAATTATAAAATAAGATGAAATATATTGTATTACCAAAATCCGTTTTAGACGAAGTTCCACAAGAGACGTTAAATGAGTTGCATTTAGTACCTAGAGTAAGCACAGATGGGGAATCTGTATTAATGAAAGTCGCAAATTACGAATTACTTTTTCCTCTTGCTGTAACTCTTCCTGAACTAGGAGAAGATACTCCTGTTGAACCAATATATCCATATCCTACTTATGAAGGAGATGCCCTAAATACTTTATTGCAAAGTAGCGAATGGACTAGTCAAGATAATTCTGTTTTAGGCGAATCTATTCTTGAATCTCCAACGGTGAAAACTACTTCTTCTAAAACAAGAAAGAGTACAAAAAATACCGTGTTATAAAAAATATTATTATCTTTGTATAAAGATTAACAAAGAAATATAGAAATAATGGATTGGTCAAATATTATACAATTAGCATTAGCTATAGGGGGAAGTGGGGGAATATTGACAGTATTGATAGCTTTCTATAAAGCACGTCCTGAAAAAATATCCTACGAGGTAAAAACTCTTCGTGAAATAATAGAAACTATAAAGAAAGAGAGAGAAGAGGACAAGCTAGAGGCTGCACAAGAAAGGCAAAAATTGGAACGAAGATTAGGTGAAATAGAAATAACCAATTCTGTATTACAGAAAGCTATTCAACAATGGGTTAAATGTTCCCATTTACCAAAAGATGCAGTGTGTCCCGTATCTGATTTCGTAGACCGAGCCGAAGAGCTAATAACTAAAAAGGTAGAAGCGTTGCACCAATCCATGAAAGAAAATAATAAAGAATAAAGAACCCCACTACGCAAATGTCGATAAACGTAGTGGGAAAAAATGTCCTTATCCAAAGCCATATAATAAACACATACAAATATACGGCTTTATTTTAAAATAGCAAATATAATGGTAGAAAAGTTACTTATATATACTGATGATGAGGAATTAGGCGTTATATCTTTCCCTAAAGATGGAACGCAAGCTGCCCTTAGTAGTTATACATTCACCGAGGGAAGAATGGGTAGCGTAAATATAAGTAGCAGTCTCATGTATCCTAAGTGCTTGGATGATGAATGGACGCAGAGGGAATTTGTGGAATTTAGGGGAGAAAGATATTGGATTTTAGATACACCTACTTCATCTAAGTCAAATACAGATTTAAGATATAAACATGAGCTTGTATTTAAATCCGATAGAACTAAACTGGATAATACTTATTTCTTTGATGTAGTATCTCCTGATGCAGGTGATGTAGACCAATTTGTCAGCAATAGTACAAAGTTCACCTTCTTTGGAGATATTGCAGAGTTTGCAACAAGATTGAATTACTCTTTACAATACAGTGGAGTAGGTTATTCTGTTGTAATTGACGAAGGTATATCCTCCGAAGCTAAACTAATGTCGTTTGAGGACAAGTATTTTAGTGAAGTTCTACAAGAAGTATTTAATGTTTATGAACTACCTTATTATTTTGTCGGTAAGGTAATCCATATCGGATTTACTAATAATGCTATTACTCATACATTTAAATACGGTTATGATAGGGAACTACTGACAATAACCAAAACAAACGCAAACTATAAAATAGTTAATCGCTGTACAGGTATTGGTAGTACCGAGAATATACCTTATTACTATCCAAATGATACGAGAAAGGGAGCAGTAGAGGCTATCGCAGGAGAAGATAATATCTCAATTAAAACAGAAGATATACAAGTTGTAAATAACGATTTATATAAAGAGAAAGTATCATTGGAAGAAAAGGTTGAATTTAAAAAGACTAAGCTTCCTATTACTACTCAATTATATATTAATTTAAATGAACAATATCCTTATACACAAGCAGTAGAGACTATCCCAACCATTAGTGATGGTATTACCACAAACTTTAAATGGTTTAAAACATCTTATGATTATTATGCTATTATAGATTTATCTGATGAGGCTACTATTTATTTAACTTTAAACTTATGGGCTAACTTAAAATATTCCTATATACAAAAGGGCGGTATTCTATTTGGAGAAAAGCAAGCTGAAAGAAAAATGGATTTTGCTTCATTTTCTTTATATAAAAGAAATGAAGCTGATACCGATTGGGTTTTAATTAAAGCCGACCAAAACTCTGAAACGACAGTATCGTTTAATCTTAATGAAGGAACAAACAAATTAAAAATAGTAGGTTCTTATTCTACCTTAGTAAATGTTAGTGATTATTATTTATATGGAAATCAAAGAGCATTTCTTGAAATAAGTAGAGAATCAACAGCAGAATATAATTTATGGAGTTATAAAGATAGTACTATTAGTCTTAGTAATATTGGTATATATATTACTAAAACACCGACTATTGGAGATTATTTCATTCAGAAACAGGTTGAAGGAGATTATATGATTACCTCTCCCAACCTTTTGCCACCTATCTATCGAGAAACAATGGGTGCTGAACGTTTCTATAATGCTAAGAATAATACATATATTAATCCAGAAACAGGAGGATATTACGACTTTGAGAATGAATATACAGAAGGAAATCCAAAAGAAATGATTGTTTCCTTTGACTATATCAAACCAACTATCAAAGGAGTTGAAAATGCAGCCGGGTATAAGATAGGAGAAATAGATGCAGTTGCATTTGATGATGATGATAATGACGAGATTGACCCTAATACAAATCAATTAGAGCATCCTTATTTTTATATCCGATTAAGGAAATTTGATGGTGCTTACGGTTTTAATCTATTCGACCATGCAATAGCTGGAAATGATGGGACTTTCTCTATAACTTCGGGTAATTGTGGTGCTTGTAATTTCAAACTAAGTGTATTAGAAAATACAGAAAATGGAAATCAAGTATTCAAGAACCCTGTTCAGGTAGATTCTAACGGTAATATTGTTGCAGGTAACGAAAAAGATAAATGGAATGAGGCTAATATACAGCCAGAACAACAAGATACGCGAACTAATAACGTATGGGTTAGAGTAGCTAAAGACCAAGATACTTTTGGTACTGTAATGCCATCTAATACTAGAAATTACAAACCTAAAGCCGGAGATTCTTTTGTTATAACAAATATTGATCTACCGATTGCATATATACGTAACGCAGAGAACGAACTTAAAGAAGCTATCATCAAGTATATGGCTGCTAATAATAGTGAAAAGTTCAACTTCTCTATTAACTTTAAGCGTATCTTCTTTGCTGAATTTCCTGAAATGCTTTCACAGATTGATGCAAATGCAAGGCTACAAATAGAATACAATGACAAGTTACATGAACTTTATGTCAGTCAATACACTTATAAAGTAAATGGAACTGACCCGCTTCCTGAAATCACAGTAGAGCTTTCAGATACTATCACTATCCGTAAAGGAAACGTTCAAAAATCCATTGATGCTGTAAAGCAGGATATTATGTCAAGTATTGGTTCTATTGACTTCTTGAAGATGGGACTTAAATACTTTATCCGAAAAGATGTAGATGATTTTGCTAATGGAAATATTGTATTCCGAGATGGTATATATGTAACAGGTAAAAGTGTAGAAGGTGGCACAGACTTTATTCTTGAATCGGATGAAGATTACATACAGGAGGATAATGGCGACTTCATCCAAGAAGGTGAAACAACCATCCAATCAAGGTCTGCTGTATTGACATTAGGAGGATTATCTAATGTCAACGAAGTAGTAGATGGTGTTGCGACAGAAGATGTAATCCTTGTAAAAAAGACAGGAAGTTCTGAATGGACACAAGAAAGAAAGAGCGTAGCGGAAGGAGTAACAGAAGCTCCTAATGATGGAGTATTGTATGGACGTAAGAATAGAGCATGGACTAAAGTCCCCGATATTCCGACTAAACTTCCTAATCCAAACGCTATCACTTTTACAGGAGCAGTACAGGCTGTGTATGATGGTTCTAGTGCTATCACCGTTAATATACCGACTGGTGGCGGAGGAAGTTTAACTATAGACGACCATTTAGATTTAAATTCAACTAATGCAGTACAAAACAAAGTTATAACTATGAATATAAATGAATTAATGAACGAAGTTTTTAAGATTTCGTTCCGTACTTTCTATGGTGGAGGAACTTTTGAACAGGGCGAAAGTGTCACGCCATATTTATATTGGACTATAAAATGGAAGGATGAAATAGTAACGCCTACTACTGCTACTGTCAACGACAGCACTACAGGCGTGAGCAGTACTAAGGATGAATATAATTCTCCAACTTCCATAACAACAAATAAGACATACATAGTAAAGTGCAGTTATAATAACCAAACTATTGAGAAAGCGGCTTCTTATGAATTTTCCTTGAAGAAATATTGGGGAGTATCTTCTTCAACGGAATTAAATAATTATGATGTTATATCAATGGATAGCACATGGGCTAGTCGTACAATGAATGAGGTTACTTTTGATTGCACAGGTGGGAAATATATTTATTATATTATACCGTCTAATATTTATGGAGATGGTGTTGACTTTTGGGTAAACGGTTTTAAAAACAATGATGTTGTTGTAACTGATATGCAGGTTACAAATTCATATAATGTTACCGCGACTTATAAGGTCATGCGTTTAAATAATATTCAGACGGGTATTTTAAAAGTTGAATTTAAATAAAAAACAAATGGCAGAATTAAAAGGAACGCAGGTCGCTGCGGCAATAGTACCGTTTACTGACCTTGATACATACGCAACGCATGACGCTGAATATGGTAAAGGTGGTTTTAGAAGTGTTGACACTAACGCGAAAAGAGATGCTATACCTGCGGCTAGAAAAGTTAAAGGTATGGTTGTTCGCGTCAATGATACTGGACTACATTGGACATGGACAGGCTCGGCATGGGTAGAATGGCTTCCTAAAGGCTCAATGGTTGTAGATGCTGCATTGAGCACAACAAGCCAAAATCCTGTACAGAATAAAGTTATTACAAATCAATTAAATGCTTTAGCAGAAATAATTAATGGGATACCAATAATTACTGTTGATACTGTATGGAATGCGACTAGTAATAATCCAGCTTCATCAAAGGCGATAGAGAGTACTATTTCACCTATAAGAACTACGGCTAACGCAGCCATTCCTAAAAGCTATATTGATACAACTTTGGACAGTAGCGCATCAGATACAAGAGTTCCTAGTACAAAGCTATTAAATACAATTACTTCAACTCTAGTCGCAGGAATACAGAATGCACAAGATTCTGCTGATTCAGCCTATGATAAAGCAAATGCAGCTATACCAAAGTCTAAGATAGATACTAGTATTGATGGAACAGAAACAGCAAATGATGCCGTTCCATCTGTAGCTGCTACAGTCACTTATGTCAAATCACAGAGAACTGCGATAGATGGAAGTATAAATTCCGTTTCAGGAAGGGTTACTACTCTTGAAACATGGAAGAACGGTATTGGTAATAAGAATCAGGCTAATGGCGTAGCGGGTCTTGATGCTAGCGGCAAGATTTCTGCATCACAACTCCCGGCAGGATATGACAACGTTGATAAGTTAGTTGCATTTGTAGCCAATGCTCCAACATCTGGAATGACTATAGGACAAAAATGGTATATTACTTCTACTAAAAAGATATTTACTGCTACAAGTGCTACAAGCGGTTCTGTATCTAACCCTATTGGTAATGATATGATTTATATTGACCAAAATGCAAATAAGTCATACTATTGGTCTGGTACGGATATGGTTAATATTGGTAGTGGAAATGCTTTAGCATTAGGACTTACTCATTCAACCGCATTTTATGGTGACCTTGGTAATATTCTTTATACAAACTTTGGAACTAGCACAAATCTGACAGGTACGCAAGATGCTAGAGATTGTTTTGCAAAATTAAAAAGAGATTTTGGAAGTGCTGGTAATGCCTCTGTTATTAAAACTCTTCATGTAAACACTTATAGTAATAATATTATTCTACAAGATGATATTTTATACTTTAATGGAGAGCAAAACAATGGTGATGGATTTGAAATACCTTCTGTAACAACATCTAAAGCAGGTGTTATGACAGCAGATATGTTCAATACATTTCAAGAGATAGAACTAGCTACGTTCCCATTAAATTTAAATATAGTACCATCTTCGAATTCTGTATTTGAGAAGGGGAGTTCGTACACTCCAACTATTAATATATCTGTTTCCCGTAAAGGAACTAATGTCACATCAGAGTCTAATATAAATGTTGTAGGTGAACCTACTCTATCCGGCAGTATTTCAAGTGATAAACAGACGTGGACTCCAACAAAAGCAGTTACAGCAAACCAAAAACTAACTGTAACAGCTACGTATGGTTCTCAAAGTGCTTCTAAGGTTTACTATGTATTTTTTAAAAACAAAAAATATTGGGGTACTTCTGCAAATACATCACTTACTAATGCACAAGTTCTTGCGTTAGAAGGTAGTACTTGGGCAGACAATAGACTTATGGAGTCAACTAATTTCGACTGTACAGGTGGGAAATACCCCTATTATGTAATCCCTGCTAATGTATATAATGGTCTTCAAGTATGGGTGGGAGGATTGAAAAATACAGATATAACTGTAACTGACATGACCGTTACTAATGCTTCTGGTTCTTCCCAAGCCTACAAAGTTATTAGATTAACAAATATTCAAACCGGAGTCCTCTCCATTGAATTTAAATAATATTTACAAATTGGGGGGGGGTAAATTTACTCTCTCTCCAAATAATACATATTTATGGCAGAAATTAAAGGTACAAATGTTGCATCTAAAATAGTTCCCTATACTGATTCAGACGAATATGCTACTCATGACGAAAAATATGGTGTAGGAGGATATAGAACAGTAGATAGTGTAAGCGAGATGAATGCTATTCCTGCTGCAAGAAGAAAAGAAGGAATGCTAGTAAATGTAAAAGGGGATAAAATTTACAAGCTTAACAGTAGTAATACGTTTGTTAATGCTGGACTTGGAGTTGGTGAAGTAATTGATTGGAATTCAGGCTCAAATCTATCTAAAAACGGTTATCAAAAGTTTAGTAATGGGCTGATGATTCAGTGGGGAACAAGAGTTGGAGCAACGGGGGGAGCAATTAATCTATATTTTCCTACCACTTTCTATAATACTGATTATAACATTTATTTCACTGGAGCAGTAAATAATACAAGTGAATCTTTTATATATGCTCCGGGGTATGACCTTAATGGTAAATATACATCATATTGTAGAGTTCTCACCCGTGGAATAAATTCAACTCCGGCTATTGTTTGGACTAGCTGGAATTTTACATGGTTAGCTATAGGACGTTGGAAGTAACTATTTCCATCTACCTATTGCAATCCAATTATAAGCTTCTCCGGCAATAGTCCCATACTGTATAGATTTTATAATAAAGGCAGTAATCACTAAAGTTACACCACGCTGATTTTACAAATTTCATTATAACTTTTGATAACCGTTTTGAGATAGATTTGAAAATTAATTATTAAATTTACAAAAAAAAAGACATGAAATACTGGAAGCAAGGATTTTACGATGAACCAATAGAGGGTTCGGTAGAAATAACAGACGAATATTGGCAATCATTACTTGATGGGCAAAGCGATGGAAAGGAGATAGTAGAAGATGTAAATGGTCGTCCTATCCTTCAAGAACACATATTTACTTTAGAAGAAGTAAAAGAGCATACATTATACAATATTCAGAGGTACGATAAATCTGAATATGTAAATAGTTTCTTGCTCAATGGAGATAGTATTTGGTTAAGCAAAGATTTACGAACTTCCATAATGAATGCTGTTGCGATTAAAAAGAGCAGAAACATTAAAACATCAAGTATTTGGTATAATCAGAAAGAGTATGTTCTCCCTGTTGATTTTATCTTAAATATGCTTGATGATATTGAGATATACGCAGATACTTGTAATAGTGTTACACAAAGGCATATTGCTAATGTAAATGCTATAACCGATATAGATGAGGCTGACGATTACGATTACGAAAAGAATTATCCAACTAAATTAAAATTTGATTATAATGAAGAAAGTATTTTATGATTCAAAAATAGCTAAAGCTATTTTATTTGATGGTTATTCAACAATAACAATATTTGCTTGGGTATTGACTATATACAAGAAGTTGACACAAGAAACGATAAACCATGAATGTACTCATGCCAGACAATGGATAGAACTTACGGTTGCTTCCGGTTTATTGCTTTGGATTGGGCTACTTATTTGGGATTATTCGGCATGGTATTTGGCTTTATCGCCCATCATATTCTATTTATGGTACGGATTGGAATATATTATTAGGCGTTGTATTGGTCTATTCTCTTCGGATAAAGGAGATAAACAAAGTATAGCTTATAGAGAAGTCTCTTTTGAACAAGAAGCTCGATTGGCTGAAAAAGATAATAATTATCTTGAAAACAGCCATTATTATGCATGGACGAAGTTTATAATCAAAACTAGAAAGTAATATGGCAATTCTATCAAATGGAAAGTTTTCCGGTTTCTTATGCTCCATAAAAGATACTGGAAGAAAGTTAAAGAATGGAGCAGCAGTAATGATTGAAGATTTTCTTTCAGGATTCAATGGTTATGGTTGGAAATTATGGAAGAAGGACAACTCTTGGAAATTAGAAATAGACGAACTTCTAGTGCGTAAATCTTTCACTACTTTTGAACACATTATATCACAGATTACTTCAATTAAGGGAGGGCTAAATATAAGTCAGGGACACGCTAAAATAAAAGCTGTTACAACGGTTGAGGCTGATGTATATAAAGAAGTTGATGGAGTTGATACTATAACTAAAGCACCATGTTATCGCTTGGAAATAGATGATGAATCAAACTCTATTGTGGAATATGATTTTGTTCAATGTTTGAAGAATGGGAGACATTACTTAGTACAAGTTGGTAGCGTATTCCAATATTATATCAATATACCCGTATCAGAATTTGATTCAGACCCAGATACAGGAGCAGTATTAAATGCTCCCCAAGAAGGCGATGAAATAGTACAGTTTGGTAATGCATCACATCAAGAGAAATACAAGAACAGACATTCTGCTATTTATCTTCATGTAGACGAAGATGAGCCTGTTATCGACTTGATGACTGAAATGTACTCTAAGGATTGGTCTAAAGCTATAAAGGTTCGCGTAGGAGGTAATCTTCCGGGAACAGAGGGAGATAGAGGACTTTACGCTGTAAATGGTAAACTTATTTCAGTTGATGAAAAAGGTGAAACGATATATGAAATAAATCCTGATGGTTCAGGGTTTTTTGCTAGAGGTAAATTTTCATGGACTAAAGATGGTTCACCTTCTTTTTCAGGAAGTATTTTGCTACAAATAGATGAAAATAATGTATGGGAAGTGACTGAAGAAGGAGAAAATATTATTGGGGATAAATCAGGAAAGAGAATTGTCATAAGTCCAATTAGTCAAGATATTAAGGTTTTTGATACTGAAAATAAAAACGTTCTTTCTATTGAAGGATATAATAGGAATAGTATAGATGATTTTTTTGGTGGTTCTGCACCTTCTATTACAATTAAAAATATACCTTTTTCTCTCGCAGGTGGAGTATTACAAGGTGAAACGGTAATATCAGAAAAGTTCTATACATCAACGTTGATGAATTTATCAACAGAAATGAATTATTATTATTCTGAATTTTCAACAACTGTAACTACTGGTAATATTGTAGGTCAACTAATTGTTGATACATATTCTGATAGTGCTATGACTAAATATGAAAAAAGTACAATAGCAGCTTCTTTTTCCCACCCAGTATCAGGAACAGGAACATTCGTCACTTATGGGAATGTGAATATAGATAAAGGTTATCATGTATTAAGGGCTTTTTTGAAAAGGGATTCCAATGTAACAGCTTTACGAATTTCAACTCTAAGTACTGAATTTAATATTAATTCATATATAGCTAATATATTTGCTAACGGTATGGCTTTAGGAACTTCTACAAATAATTTATTTTATGTAATAAATAGAGAACCTGACCCATTATTGAATATAAAAAATATATTTTTTGAAGTTGTAAATGATTTTTCAGGATTAAAAATTGATACACGTGGGACTTATTCTAAAAGAAATGGACATTGGGGATTCTTACCTTCATTGATAGCTTATGGTGTTGTGTGGGGAGGTAATTCTCCTACTTATAAAGCAATTAGAACTTTTGATGGAAGTTCTTTCCCAAATGCGACTAGAATAGGAGAAGGTATTTATAGAATTAATTTCCCTACTTCTTGGAGTGCATTAAACATAGGAATAAATACTGCTTATGTTATGTTAACCGGAATAGGTTTTTCTATTATAGAAGGAGGAAGTAATTCTCCGATTAAAGCTACTTTTAAACAATGGGTAACCAACGGATTCGATGTATGGTTATCAGATGATTCAACAGCGAATGATGGTGATTTCGCTTTTGAATTAAAATGGTTAGGATAACAACAAAGGGAGCTTAATTGCTCCCTTTTATTTAGTACATCTTCTCCATATTGGAGAGTTTAGGTTTATTATTCACCGCCTTATTATTTTGTTTGTAAGACTTTTCCTTTTCTCTTTTAGCTTTTTGTTCCGCTTCTAGTTCTGATTTTAAAGCTAGGATTTCGGACTTGCGATAACCAATCTTGCGATTCTTAAAAATAACTTGCTCAATTCCTTTAGCATCCATGAGACGTTTAAATCCAACTCTATTGTTAGAGAAATTAAGGACACGCATACTTTCATCATAATTCAAAACATCAGTTGGTCGTACATATTCACTATTAACCTTTTCAAGAGAATTAATAGCTGATGAAATCTCTGTTTCACTACATTCATCACTAAATATCGCCCATATTTTATCAAACAATGTTTCAAATAACCAACGTTTGATAGGACTAAGTTTTGATAATTCCTCTTTAACTGAATCAAGAACACTCGCCTTGAACTTATTAATGTCTTTATAATTCTTCATAGCTTTTCTTTTGTTTTTTAATTCTACGTACTTTAATGAAATGGCGAATACCAAGATAGACAGTAAGTGCAATACTGATAATCCAAGTAGTTGATACGATAAACAGATATATTTCCGCAGTTGGCATAATATTGAATGTGTCATCAAGACAAGCAATAGTATCAGTAAACATGAGGTTAATTGGTATTGCTCTTGCATACTTACAATGATAATGACCCTCATCGCAAGCCAATCGGTATAAACAGTAATCCAATAATACCACATAGCCATCAAATGTTACCAATATCCCATTCCATGCGAAACAAAATATAATAAGCAAATAAATAGCCATTCCAAATATAGTTGCTCTAACTATTAGCTTTTCCATTATTCCATTTTTTTTGATATAACAGTCTCATTTCATTTATTAAATGTTCAAACGATTTAATATAACCCATATCTATTGCAAAGGCTAAAGATTTTTGTAAATCATCCAATTCTTTTAATTGTTCTTGGGTTGCTTTATTACGTAATAAAGTTTCATGTACATTAAATACAATGTAATTTAATCCTTTTGCAATGATTCTATAATCAACATTATTAAAAATAGATGCAGCACGACAAAGTTCATTGTATCTATCTCCTGCTTCAATTCTATTAATAATTAAATTATCAGTCAACCACATTACTACAGTTGCATATATTTCAGGATTAAGTTCTAATGCTAACAATACCCAAATATAAGGATTACATGAAACATGCTTATTAGCCCTAGCACCTACTGTTTTATATACCCCATACTTCTTCATTACTTTTATAAGAGACGTTTTTCTAACCTCTTCCATAAAAACAGGAAATCCTGTTTTTATAAGTCCTTGTTTTTCAAGTATATAAAACACTCTTTCTGATGATTCTATGTTTGAAAGGATATTTTCAATCCTTTTTTCAGACCATCCTTTTTCAATCCTAGCATGAGTATAAGCTTCTTGTAAATCCGTCACAGACAAGAATTGACTTTTAGTATCTTGTCTAATTGTAACTCCAAATAACTCCCTGTCTTTCGACTTCATTGTGACTGTTGTTTTCATTATTACATTATTTATTAAATTATATGCAAATATAATATTAATATTTATAATATAAAATATTATCCAGCTATTTTTTATTAGAATTAACAGCAATTACAATCTTCTCGGTAAATAAACCCGGAGCTTTAGACCTCAATTGAGGTTTTACAGGAGCATTGCCCTTTTGCGCACGCACAACCTTCGTGTTTGTTTTGACACGAATCGCCTTCTTCGCCATATTCTAATTCAAGTATTAGTTGACAATAATGAATAACTTTCTTTATATCTTCTGCCCCATTCTTGTTCTTATGCCGACATAGATACTTTATGCAATTACCCTCCATAAAAGGTATATCATTTGCATATATAAACTCAACAGGTTCTATTGCTAGTTTTTTGTAATGCGAACCTCCCTCTTGGGTATTTAATGCGCTAATTGCCTTATTTATTTCAATCGGAATAGCTTCTAACCCATGTGGTCTTGCATCATCTTCCATCTTCATGCTCTTCGACATATTTATCTACTGAATCTTTAAGTTTTTCCATTCTTTGAACCTCTTCCATAAATTTATCATCTTCTTCGGTTTCAGGAAGTAATTTTGTATCTCCTAATTCCTCAAATAATTGGTTTCTTCTTTTACAAATAAATGTAGCAATATCAAGATAATAAGGATCATCAATAAAGCAAAGTGGAGGAGTAAACAGAATATCCATAGTTGCATTAAAGAATGTATCGTAAATATCTTTCTGCTCTTTTCTTAAAGAATCATATTTAGATTTATATTCAAGAAGAAAATCTAAATGTCCATATAGAGTTCTACATATCGGTTTTACAAACATATAATAACCAGTCATTTGAAAAAGAATTCCTGTTGTAAATCTTGAAATATTAAATGACCCATAATCATACTCTTCGAGTAAATCCTCCTCACGTACAAAGATTCTAGTTGGAGCTACATCATATTGTCCTTTTAAAGATATGATTTCGTCCATTATAGAGTCGAAAAAATGCGCATCCTTGCATTGGGATTTAAGTAATGCTATCTTTTCGTCAAGCTTACTTTTCAGCTTTGCTTTTCCTTCCTCTATTATTTGTTTGTCTGTTTTCTTGACCGCTTCTTCTTTCTGATTCTCCATCATTTCCAATTTCTTCATGTTCATTTTCCTCCTCTTTATTTGTTTCTTCTTTTAAATCTTCTTCAAAGGTTATAGGCTGACGCTTATAATTTTTCATGTTGTTCTTAAATTCATTTCTGCTAATTTGTTCTTTAATGCAAACATTGAAGAAATATTTTTTAAGATCATCATTCGTCATGCCATTAAGGTATTCTTCATCATCAGATGTTCTGGAAGAGATGAAATCTATAATATCCTTTTTATTTTCCACGGCAGGGATAAATTCGTCTTTCAAATATTCATAGGGATATATCTCCACAAGTTCATGTGCTATACCTAATCCCGACAATGTTTTTGTTACATTTACCTCATTCCATGCGAAAAAATCATGATATGCAAGAGCATAGTCCATGTGTCCATTTTTTCTTAAAATCTTAACAATCGCCCTAGCCCATACCTGTTCTTTATCGTTGGGTTCAGGAAGAGATGAAACGCCACTATACATTAGCATCTCCAACAAAGATTCTTCTGTTCTACTTTTTGTTCTCATTACTTTTTGAATATTGAATAATTTAAATTAAATTTGTAAACGGCACTGTTGTTGTAAATACCCACTCCACCGCCAAAGGCTATTTTTTTTGGAGTAACAAACAGTAGATTTATGCTTGGGATTATCTTTCCGTCAAACGTCATAATTTCACCACCTATATACCCTTTCCAAGCATCTTTATAAACTGTATTTGTTATGGTATTAGTGACTGTTTGATATTCTGTTTTATTAAATACATTTATTCGGTCTAAACTTGGATTGATGCCCGACACCCAAGCTTCGTATTTATCGGGTTCGGTATAAAATTTTTCTTCAACGGGAAGTTTGACTTTAGTGGAATCGTTTACATAAACAATCAAAGTATCTATGACTTTTTTATATTTATTTATCGGTTTTTCTATTGTCAACGTATCCCATTTAGTAATAAAAACGGTATCTGTTGTATGAACTGTTTGAATATGAGGTTTCCTGTTAACTAAAAAAGAGGTAACAATCCATACTAAACAGATACCAATTAATATATATGGACTATATGTTTTAATCCACTGTTTCATTAAGTTCTTTTTCTAATTCATTCCTTCGCTGTAAAAGCTCATTTACAGCCTTCAAAGCTTCGGTTGATAAAGCCAAAGGATTTATTTTATCTAATCCCATAGAGTCCAAAATAGACAATTCTCTTTCTTTATATTTATTAGATTTTTTCGAGTTATCATTATCTCCAATGCCTAATTCTTTCATTATTTTTTCAAACATACTGTCTGAAAGAACTTTTTCGTAAATTACAGGTTTGAAATCATTTAGACTCTCTATCATTTCATCAAAATTGACTTCTTTCCATTCTCCATTTTGATAAGCTTTGACTTTCAGATCTTCTTTATTGAACCATTCGATAAAATCCTTGAAATCTTTTTCTTCATTACCTGCGAAGTCTAATTCAAAATCATCAAAATTAAGAATACCTTTTCCTACAAGAAATCCAAGAATATTTTCTTGTTCATTTCTACCATAAACCGTTTTTTCTAAATGCTTTTTTACTTCTTCTAATGTTCTCATAATTATTTTTTTTAAATTTCTAATGCATCTGTTTGACCTTTGATATTTTTCAACTTAAAAGAAGCGATGATATAAGGTGTTGACCCATATAATTTATCATCGCTAGGCTCAATAGCTTCAATCAAAATGAAAGTAACCTTTCTGTTTCTAATGTTATCCCAATATTGAATCTTACCCTTACTTATAAAATCAACAAAAGAATGATACACATTCCTTCTATCATTACCTGTGAATATACAGGTAAACGTCAAATCTGTATTTTCTCTAATAGGAGTAGGATTCTGATACACTTGTAATTCGTCAGTCTCGGCAAATTCTTCAGTATATACTGATTTTATCTTACCATAAGAATCCAATCCTGTAAATTCCTTATATATTAAACCTTTAAAATTTTTCTCCAAGTCCATTTCTGGTTGACCAGCGATGTCAACTCTACGCATATAGCATTTGTAATCAGACATTAGTTACCTCCTTTTCATCAATATACCTTTTAATGATTACTTTATTTTTATCTATATCTCCTGTAATAAAAGGTTCTCCCCCATATACAAAAAGATATACCTTGCTGTTTTCCCCTACTTGAATATCCAAATAGGTATTTCCGGCAACGTATATCTCGCATATATGATTAGGTTTAATATCTAGGGCTGTTTTAGATTCTAATATACAAAGCAATGTCGTGTCTACATAAAAAGATTCTTTATAATAATTGCAAAGCATTGCACTCGTATAGCAACCTCTTTTTTCATTCTTATACTCACATATATATTTACCATTTATGTAAGCCTTGAATTTGTCACTAATAAAAACAGGACTAAGCCCCCATCCTTCGGAAAGAGACTTAGCCATGTACTTTATAGAGTTTACATCGCAAGCAAGCTCAAATAATTGCCTTTTGCTTTTACCATCAGCCCACCTTTCTGTGTAATTATCACACAACCCTTTTGCGATTGCATTATCTTTAAATTGCTTTAAGTCTATCATAAAATCCTCATATTTGGGACAAATATAAAGATAAATATCAACTATTCAAAATTTTAATAGCCTTTTCTACATCTCTTTTAGAAATGCCTCGCAAAGCATGAGTTTTTATGAAATGTTTCTTTTGAGAAAGCAACATATCTGAATCATCATCAAGGATTACATAATTAGTCACATCTTCATGCTCCCACAACCAACGGTCTATTTCTACACCACGGCATAAACCATAATGTTTTTCTTTATTTCCATATTTAAAACCGTACATTCTTGAAGTAATGTCAATAATATATTCAGGATAAGGAAAGGGATTATGACCGCGAGCTGACTCTTGATTTGTGATTGCTTCAATAGTCTGTTCTAATGTATATCTTCTCCAAGAAGAAGATATAACTATTTTAGCTCCGGTTGCATCACATATTTGCTTAACCATCTCAACCTTGCTATTATCAATAGTCCAATTACTTTTAAGTGTAGTTATAGTACCATCAAAATCAAGAAAAACGACCTTACTCATTATATTCTTTTTTAAAAATAAAAGCTACTTTTTTAATTCCCTTTACTGTTTCTACTAATTCCCAACCATCTGCCCCATAATTATTTAGTTCATAGGAAGGAAAATTATCTAAATAATATTCTTTTACTAGGTATTTAAATCTTTTCATAATCAAAATTATTAGTTTTAACTCTATTAATACAATCGGCAGCCCAACCTACAATATATGCACAAGTCTCATCCTCTCCTATATCAAAACCCATAGACATTCCTAAATCCTTGTGTATGGCGGTAGCTACATGCAATGCTTCGTGTGCTATTTCTCTTACAGTCATATATTCCTTTTTATGAAAGGCAACACATACTCCATAATCTCCATTTACATAATAAGTACATCTGAAAGTTATTGCTTTATTATTGTCAAATTCTTCTTGTGAAATTCCTTTATCACATTCCCTATTTGTAAAATGCTGATTTAAAAATAAAGCTGAATCCGTTATAACTACATATAACTTTCTCGGATATATGTGATTTATAAAACAATGTATTTTATTTTTCATCCTCATTTAATTTTTCAATAAATTCTTTTACTAATAAACAATCACGACCCAAACAATAACCATGTGAATATCCTCCTTCCCCAAAAGGATGACGTGACCTAATAGTAGAACATACGCCATATATACGATTTCCACAAGTATCAATATATGAATCAATAGCCTTTTCTATCATATCATCTTCTACTATAGCTAATGCTCCATACGCTTTGCCAATAGACACCGCTAAAGATACATATCCTGTTGTGTCCATTCGCTCATTTTTATTCAAATCTAAAGTATTATCTTGAATATACTTTTTAGCTCTTCTATTCATAATCGTTTATTTTAAAATGGACAAGTATCTCTTTCCTTAAATACATTGTCATCGTCATAATAATACTGTTGATAATCACTCATGTCATCTATTTCCGGCTCTCTATTTTGCATAAGAGGGATAGGCTTTGGTTCTTCTTGCCAATTATAATTTATGTTTTCTGCAATATCATTTTTAAAACGTCTTGTTTCAATCTCATAGTACATACCACATAACAAATCTACCTTTCCGAAGCTTCTGTTTTTGCACACCTCTAGCACGTTGCCGTATTGGAGCATTTCTGCTATCTTAACCGTTCCAAAAAAATCTTTCCCACGCGTTTCAAAATCCTTGTTTACACGATGAATAATAAAACAGTTATCCACTGCATTAGTTAAATCGGCTGAACCTGAAATAGATTCTTTTCTAAGGAAGTCAGTCTGTTTACGAGGGTGAGCTACAAGTATAATATGAACATTATATTTTTTAGCGAAATCACAAATAGCCAATATGAACTGGCTTTGTTTCTTATTGTTGTCTCCTTCGTAATCCTCTAAGTTAAGAGTCATCAGATTATCAATTACGACTAAGTTTACACCTTCAGTTTCAATCAGATTTGTAATATCGCTCATTAATTGCTTCCAACGTGTTCCATATTTGTTATTATAGAGGAATAACTTTCCATCCGTCCAACTATCTATACGGTCAGAAATATGTTTTGGAGCATAATAAAATTCATCATACCCTTGTACTTTCTGGACATAGTTTTTCCCAGCTGCAAGTTGGTTAATCCACCCTTTCAATCGAGAAGCCACTAATTCCCCAGACCATATTGCTACTTTATATCCGTAGTTGATTATATTCAAAGATAAATTGTTCAACCAAGAAGATTTACCAGAGCTATTACTTCCTGATACCAATGTCACTTCTCCAAACAATAGACCTCCGATATTTTTATCTAAAACCCTATATCCAGTAGGCATACGTGGTATATTATTCATATCCACATATTGAATATCCTTCATCGCAAGCCATTTCTTCCCCTTATCTTCCGTTTCACCTATAGGAACAAATTCCTCTTTTTCACGATTATGGAAATAAGGTCTATGCGCTTTACTTTGATATTCAACATAGTCTGATTTAGTATAGGCATTAGGGTCAAAATGTAAACGAAAATCTTTCCAAGTATATCCGCTGCAACTCGAATGCAAGCATTTGAATCCAAATCCTCCACCTGCCATTTCAAAAATAGCTGAATCAGGCGCACGATGTGAACTATTAAATGGACACTCTTCTAATACATACTTAGTAAAAGATGTTGTTTTTACTATATTTCTGACTTTTATTCCATACTTGGTTAAAAATTCCTGTAAATCAAATTGAGTCGGTTGATAGTTGTTAGCCCTGTTCGGTTGTTCCGGCTTAGGAAGCATGGCGGCTACCTTTTCAAAAAACTCATTTGGGGTAGGTTTTATTTCGTCAGGTATTTTTAATATTTTGCTTTCACGTTGAGGTCGTTCAGGTGTATCACTCCCCTTCCTACTATAACAACCATATAATTTACATATTCGACTAGCATTAAAAGTACTTGTATCTACTTTTACTTTTTCTGTAGAAAAAAGCATATCTAATACTTGTAGAAAATCCTTCATAGTTTGAGTATTTTCAGGAGTATTAGCCATATTCATATTTATCAACAGATGAAAGCCATTGGCACTGTCACAAACAATTGGTTTAGTAAATCCTTCATCTCTTAAAAATTTGAATACATCATTTACTACAGCTTTGGCAGCTTCTTTCTCTTCATCAGTAGAATTGGTATCAGATGGCTTCTCGCAGTCTATATCTATCAAACACCAATCTCTACCAATAATTTCAGCATCTGATGTTGTAGATTTTGGTCTAGTCACTATTCTATCTCTCTGTTCACGTGAATAACATGAATCTAATATAGAATTAAGAGTGAAATAAATATTACAATCATCATAACGCCTGATAGCATTAAGAAGAGTATCAATATCCGTAAAATATCCTGAATATGTGCCTTTTTTATTATTGTCAACAATACGAATCTCAACAAGCTCATGGTTATGTTTGAATATATCGTACCATTTACGTATCATTGGTTCATTCATATATTTATTCGTTTTGAATTAATAATCAACAATCATCTATATTTGCTCGTTTGAGCTTTAATGATTGGTTGTTCTTTCAAATATCCCATGTCCGGCAAGTTATTGAGCAATGTAGAAAAATTCTTCAAAAAACTATCATTTCTTAAACTTTCTTCTACATAGGATTTTATAGTAAACTCCAATTCCTCTTTGGGTATCGTTTTTAGCAAAGATTCCAGCTTCTTCTTGTCATTAGAACTTTTGCCAGTCCCCATATTCCTCTTCGGACATTTTGATGGATAGAGAGAATACAGATATTCGACATCTTCTGAAAAAGTTAGTTTCTTCTTCTTCTCCTTTTCTTCCTCCCTTAAACCCTCTTTCTTATTCTCTATATTATCATTAATATTAATATCATTATCATTATCAATTTCATTATCAGAGTTTGCTTGAAGCTTTGCTTCATTTTTGCTTGAGCTTTTGCTTGGAGATTTGGTTAAGCAAACTTTACTCTTTTTAAGATTGGGATTTCCACCCTTAGAACCTGCCAAAACCCTTTTTAGACTTATTTCTCCGTCTTTTACCATTCTTTTTTGACATAGATAATCACCTTCAATATACAACACATGATTATTAATAAGTTCTATTAAGCCTCTTTCAATTTCTTCTGTTGTATACGGCAAATGTCTAGCAAAGTTACAAGCAAAATTAAAAATTTGGTTAGAACTTTGCTTGTAGTTTTGGTTAAGCAAAAACTTTCCATATATTTCGCATTTATGAAGTAGACACATTATACGAATATATACCCCTGTTGCATGAGGACTACATTCTGCTAGTTTTTCATCTGTCATAAAATCCTGTATATATAGAGGTAAATACGGATTATTACTCAATGCCATAACTAATCCTCCTTTACAACAAATATAACTCCATCAATATTTTCTGATTTGATCTTACCTTGTTTAATGAGACGATATACATGAACAGCAGACAATCCTGTTGCATGAGCGTAATTTGATACTTTTACTAATTTCTTTTTCATATCCAATTTATTTATAATGTTATATGTTTTACCTGCAACAACACGAGGTGAAAAATAAGCCGGAATAATAGGCGGCTTCCGGCTTACTCAATTACTCATGATTGTAATAATCCCAAGTGAGGGATAGGATTACAAATATAAAGTTTTATTTTTAATCCTCCAACCTTTTGTGTATTTTCATTGCGACAAGAGCTGCAATTAACATTTTAGTTTCCATTTCACTTTCTGAATCAATATCTTTAATCTCTACAAGGGGATACATATCCACTTTCAGTTGTATATTCAGTATTACCTATCTCAAATAGCGCATTAGTACCACAAGGACGAAGGACTACCTTGTCTGATGATATAGCATTTAATGCAAGAATTAGCTTTGACAATATATATGTCTGTTTAAATTCTTTAGCACCTGTTGCCTGAATAGTTTCTTTTAGTTTCTTCTTAACTTCCGGTCTTTCAGATACAAGTGTTAATCCATTTTCATCAAAGTTAATGGTTAACGTCCCAGTTTTCGTATCATCATGTACATTCATTGCTCTTAAAACTACAGAAGTTAGGCGTTCTTTATCTACTTCTACTTCAAACAAAGGCTTATACTTTAAAAGCATATAAAAGTCTAATGGGTTAAACTCACGCTTTCGGATAAGCAACATAGTATTATCACCAATAACTACAATGTTTTTTTCTCCATTCTTAATTGTAACCTTCTTTTCATTGGACAAAGCATTACGAAGTCCCATAAATGAACTGCGGTTAATACTCATTTTTAATTCTCCATCAAAATCCACAGAAGAACTATCATGATACATCTTATCAAAATTAAATGCAAAAACATCTAATGTTTTTTCTTTAATGAAAAAATGTAAATGCTCATGATTTAATTGAAATTCATCTGTATCCAAAAATGGAGAAGCCTTTTGTACCCAATATCCAAATAACCCAGCATCCAATTCAAAGGTATCACTTTGCACTTCAACTGCCAATGAGGGGAATTCATCAACATTGAAAAGAGGAAAAGTCATAGTACTATCTGATGTGGAAGCGACAGCTGTCAATGATTCGTTATTTATATCCAATTCAAAATAATCCTCTGACAAAAGAGAAACATATCTTTCAATGTCATCCTTTTCAATACAAAAGTCAATCAAATCATAATGATTTTCTAATCCAAAATTAGTCTTTATCGCATTCTGTTCATCATAAGACAGAATCCAACATGAATTATCTGTCACTGTGACTTTAATACATCGTAAAATTGGGAGAGGTGTTCTTTTTGAAGCGAAACACCCACCAATCTTAATAGCTTTCAAAAAATCCTTCTTATTAAACTTAATCTTCATTCTGTTATCTTTATATAGTTTTCACAATATGAACCGTTATATGCAGGTTCTACAAAATTATGAGAGTATTGCATTATTGAGAAATCATAAGACCATTTCTCTCCTAGAACATATCTAAGACATTGACTCTTAATCCTACAGTTTAAACCAAGACAAAAGGAAAGATTCATTATTTATCACCTCCTTCATCGTTATAGATAGCGATTAGTTCATTCATTCTATCTACCAAGAAACTGGCTGCTTCACCCGCTTGGCTAGATATTGAGATGTATGGCTTTAATTGGTTCTCATACATTTCGTCCATTTTGTTAATGGTTTCTTCTAACTTCTTTAAATTTTCTGGTTTCATAAGTTTTCAAATTCTTCTTCTAATTTTTTTAATTTCGCTCTCGTTCTTTCTATCAAAAAATCCAATATATCTATCACTTCACTATTATTTAAAATAAATAAATCGCGTACAAGACTTGAATTATTGTGTATTTTTATTTCAGAATCATTAAAGACGGTTGATTTTGTTCCTTCTTTATGAGCATATAATACTTCAATCTTGTCTGATAATGATTTTATTTCAAGCTTTATTTCATTACCTCTCAACAATTCTTCATCTGTCATTTCATTCATATTTTACAAAATAAATACCATCAATTAACACGTAAGGGATAAGTCCCTTCTTTATTCTCTGTCTAACTGTCTCCTTAGCAAGGTTATTCATCTCTGCATAATGGCGGATAGTTACCAAATTGTCATATACTCTATTATCCTCAATACAATCAATAATCTCCTTTAATTTTTTATCAATACACGGATAAGAATCAGGATAATAAAACACTTTCATATTTACTCCTACATTTACATGAGAACTGATATTATCAGCCTTTTGTGTCGTAATAGGATCGCTAACAGAAAGTACGATTGAATCCTCAACTACTAAATCTTTAAATTTACTCATTAGTCTATTAATTTTATCTCTTTCTAATGCTTTATAAAAAACTGTCTCTGCTAATATGTAGCATTATTCATTATTATCTCCTTTCTTAATATCTTTCTCCTGCTCTTTCCATTGCATCAAACGAAGAACGGCTGCACCAATAATGCTATTCTTAAATTTTATACGATCTTCATCGTCATTCAAAGGAAGATAATCAGGGTCAATCTGAATCTCCTGAATTCCCTTAATATCATCACTTGAAACACCTGTCTCTTTTACTTGTGGTAAATCCAAGATGGCTTTCACATTTTCCACATCTACAAAACAACTTACTTTAATCATTTCCATAATTTATATGTTTTTAGTTTAACGTCTGACAAAGATATATTGGCGATTGGCAATCGCCAAATGTAATTAAGGCTTTAACATTACATTAACGTTTAGCATATATAAAAAACAAGGGACAGCTTCACTAAGCCATCCCCGTCCCCATGTTCAACTGAAAGAAAAAAGTAATCAAACACCTTTAAATGAATAAAAAATTAGAGATAATATATAGGGGTAATATCACTATCACCCCTACATTTTTTGTCAAACACTTATAAGTAAATTCTACTGTACCAGTACTGCAAATATAGAGAACATTTTCAATACTACAAAGAAATTCCTTGTTTTTTTTGCCCCATCTCTGTCAAATGGTTAAACCAACGAACAGCAAGGTCGGCAGACCTATACGTTTTACCCATGTACAGCGAATCGCCAAACCCGTTGCTACTGGGATAACTCACACAATCAAACATCTTGTTCTCAACACGACGGAAAACTTCATAAACAACATTACCGCCACAATCGTCAACGCTTCTATACATATAAGCATAAGGAGACTTGTTCACCAAAGTAAAAGTGAAACCCTTAGTCTCACCACGACCCTTTATAACCAATTCCAACTCTTTCATTTTTTTGTTTTTATAAAAGAAAATATATGTTTTATGACTTCTACAGTCCATCCGTTGCCAAGCATCTTGTAGATTTGGGTGTCTGAACAATACCATTTATACCAATCAGGAACAGTTTGCAAACGAGCACATTCCAAAGGAGTATATCTCCTAAGCCTTCTTTCACCATTTATAGTAACAGGAACATAATCAGTATCTAAATTCCCTTTATATATCGCTGTGGCTGTTATACAATGAGACTTATCATCTCCTGACATAATTCTTATTTTTACATTCTTCTTTTTGCTACGAGATACAAGCCAATCATGCATATTGTCACTGATAAAGTACTTTTTATCAACTTCATCTTCAAGAATATCCCTTAAATAGATACATCTGTCAGCAGGACGAGGTGTATATGGGTATATAAATCATGATTAAAAAGACCATATCTTGTAGTCTTTATATTGCTCCAATATATTCGTCTCCTGTTTTGGGCGGATACCAATGCGGAATTAATATGCGCACCCTTGATTCCAAGAACGCTATCTATCACATTCTCCCATTTAGTCTGCATCTCCACATTCTCCAACAAAAACAGAATATCAGGATTGACTTTTCTCAATTCCTTCAAAATACGCACATACTCCCAAAACAGGTAGGATTCACCCTCAAATTCATAATTATGTTCTTTCAATTCCAAATATCGGTCAAGAGTAACCACCTCTTCACTGCACTTAGTACTCATACCGTTCATCTTACCAGCGGAACTGAACGAAGTGCACGGAGAACCGCCAATAAGCAAGTCTATCCTGCCAAGTTTGGATGCATCCAATTCCCTAACGTCACCTACATGGATAACGTTAGGGAAGTTGCGACTTGTCTGCATAATAGCATATTTGTCTATCTCGGAAGCATAATAAACCTCCGGCTCTATGCCAAGCTCCCTCAAAGCAATCATGCCGCAGCCCATACCATCAAACAAAGACAATACCCTCATTCAGAAATCTTCAAACTAGGTAAAACACCGGCAGCATCAAACAAAATACTAGAAACAGCATCTTTATACTCCCTCTCGCTTATCTCATCGCCCAAATAATGAACATAAGCCTTCTCTGATAAGTTAATCCTAATACAGCCATTATCATCACGACTAACAGAAGATACCATACATTCTGCTAACACTTTACCATCTGAACCAGTATACAAATCTTCCGGCTGAACATCTAACAATACATGATATTCGTAAAAAGGAGAACGGGAACTATAGCGATGTTCGGACTTATAATAACGACCTATCTTATCCTTAAATTCAGGATAATACCTTTTAGCAAGGTAATTTTCATATTCCTCCCTAACAACATAAAGCTCCTCATCCAATTGCGCCAACTTGTCCTGATACCAAGACAAATCCTTCTCTTCTTTCTTCTTCATAAACATGATTTCTATCTTTTTTAGTTAAATATGTCGCAAATATACACCCATTTAAAGCAAAAAACAAGAAATATACAAAATATAACACTGACTTTAACTAAATAGACACCAAATGAGGTTTAATAAGTGGCATAAATAACGATTTTCGTACCAAAAATGAAGAACTTATCGTCTTAATGGCTAAAATAGGAAAAATACAGTAATAGTTAAATCAAAAAAAAGAAACCCCTATCTTCACAGACCGGGGAAAGTACAAATTGTAAAATCTTAGTTTTATAGCTAAGCACAAAAATAATAAATTAAGCCAATAGACACAACAAAAAATAGCAGAAAATAGACAAAATCAATTATGGCTATTAAATGCTACTTTATAACACCCAAAAAATATAAAATCCCCAACCTGAAAACACGAAAAAACAGGAAGGGGATTAAGAAAGAAAGAAGGTATGCAAAAATATAACTTCTTAGCAAAATAAAAAAATAAAAATAAAAAAAATGAGAAGTATAGCCGCATCAACCGATGGATGCAAATAGGGGGGGGGGGGGGTAGGCACGGGAAAAGCCACCGGGAAACAGAGGGCAAAATACAGGAATGAACGTATTTTTAGGCTTAATTTTAAAAGATCAATAATAAGACGATATAAACATAGTATTTTATATTAAAACATCTCATTTAGCCTTAAAACACGTCTTAAACACTCGTTTCGTGTTTTAAAAACATTGTTTTTTCCTGTAATGTGCAAAAAATAGGCCGCATTAAACAAGCATGCGCAAAATGTTTGGCGTGTGAGAAAGCCGCAACTTTTTATATATAACCTTTTTCGCTTTTTGTTTTCTTCTTATAGATTTTTTCTATGATGTTTATCTTTTCGATATGTTTTATCTATTCTGTTTTTTTTACATGTGTATTTTCTCTATATAGTATATATATATAATATAGTAGTATATATATATTATTTACTCATATAGTTATTACATCTTCGATATAATAACTATATTCGTTAATAGTGCTTGCCTGTGTGCTTTCTCCCCTTTCCCTTTATCCCTTTCCCCGATTGTGTTTTTCGTTATTGTTTACATTTAACACGAAATTAACTTAACTACGGTAAAATCGTAGTTATTTGTGTTAATGTAATAGGTGTTACACGCTGCCAATTGTAACTAGTGTTAAGATATTGTGCGATTGTTTGGTATGTTACAACTATTACGTATCTTTGTAATGTCAAAAGGAAATAAAGAGTATTTCCGATAGCCTTTAAAAAGGTTGTTAGACGTTGATATACTGATTAACTCTTATCTATATTACAGATAACACGATATTGTTATATAGACCTTTATACGAAAGGTTAACGTAAGATTGTGTTAGTAGACATATATAATAATATTTATCTTTTCTTTGTGTTATTCTCTGTATATTGGTTAATTGGTTTTCGTTCATTCACGTGTTGAAAATAGCGGTTTATTTGTTGCATAGTAGCAACCTAACAAACGTAAGACTATTAAGTAGGTATTACTCAAACGTTGGTTATATCAGTACCTACAAACTAGTAATTAGTTATGAGACCGTAATAGTTGAGTTATACGGGTGAGACGAGAGGAGACCGACCCTAGTAGTTATAATATAGTGAATAAACCAATACAATATAATATATAAGACTACATTTAGGTGAATGAATGTAAGTTATATATTCCTTATAAAAATAATCTAATAAATAGCAAGTATCCAATATAACGGGTAAATCTGATAAGAGCTAACAAATATTAGTTCTTATTTTAGTTCTGTTATATTTGGCTTGCTATTTTTTTGTAATGTAGCCTATATTTTATAGACGGTTACAAGCCCGTTAAATACAGAGTACAAAATAGATTATTAATAATAAAAATATAGGAGATATAACAATGAAAAAGAATGTAAGAAATTACAAAAACTTAGGCGTACAATTTGCATACGTTTTGGACTGCATTTATAACGATGAAAAAGATAATATGAGTGATAAAGAAGCTATTAATTACTTCTTTGATTGTTTTAATAAAGAATATAACGACGCCTATTATAAGCGTTTATACCCTAATTTACAGGAACGTATAAAAGAATATATTAAAGGTTTGCCTTCTTGTTTTGGTGTAGATTATTGTACGGACACTATTATTAACATCGGGAAATCTTGGGGATATTGCAAAACGGAAAAGCAAAGATATGATTTTCAAAATAATTGGTTTAGCGTTATCGCATTTAGATTAATTCAGTTAAAAGAGAAATTAAACTAAATACATTTTATAAAATGGAAATAACATTTAATATATCACAAAAATTTTGGTCTGACTCTTTTATAGACTCATTGGTTAATGTAGAAAGTTTTAATAAACTTTGCGGAGAAGTAAATACAGGCGCAAAAGGTATTTCTTCTTCTACGTGTAATATACCCCGAAATAGATTTGCCTTTCATCAAGCGGATAAAGCAAAAGTTTTCGTAGAAAAAAGACAAAGAAGGGGATATATACAAATTGCTTTTATTTTTTAATACAATAATTAAAATCATAGAGTTATGAAAACAATTAAGTATAAGACTTTAAACGGTTTGTTAAATCAAACTAGACAAATGACTGTAGAACAATTTCTTAACAATCGGTTTCATCACAATACAAAAGGGTGGATAAACTTTAAATTAGACGAAGAAGAAAAGAAAAAGGTATTGCAAAACTTTTCCAAATATTGTTTTGCAACAAAGAAAGCGCAAAAACAAATGTTTCATAACCTTGTAAATAATTACGGAGATACTAGTTTGTTTCAATGTTTTTATATTGATAAAAGGGGCTTTAGTAGTAGTTTATCCGGTGAAGCTTTTGATTACTGTATAAGACGTTTTAATAAATAAGGAAAAATGAAAACAAAAGTAAATTTCAGAATAACGAAAGACGGTGAAATTATTGCCGTGTTTATAGAAAAGCTAATGAACGGGAAGTTTTTAGTTTATTCTTTGTATGATAACATGCACTTTGAGGCTGATGATACCTTTATAAGAGAATGTAAACCTGCAAAAGGATATAATACAGGTGATCTACTTGCCTATTTAAAAAATAGAGGCTATGAAAATATAAAAATATTATCAAGAATGAAATTTTAAATTAAAATACATTTTAACATGGACAGAAAAGAATTTAAAGATATTATTAAAGGTTTTACCGCTTTATGTGGTATTCTTTTAGTTAGTTATGTTTTATGTTTAATCTTTCACTAAATAATAAATAGATATGAAAACTTATATTTTTACAAAGGAATACAGAAGATCAAGAAACTACGAAATGTTATTTGCAATATTTACAGAGTTAAAAACAATAAGCCTATATATGTAGGCGTAGCACGTTTTAGTACTGGGAGCTGTAAACAAGCAATAAGCGAAGTATTTTGTACTTTAATAGAGTTAAAAGAAATACCTCAAAGTTTCTATAATCTTTCTAAAACTTATTGGCGTTCCGGTGGCTATTATTGTGATAAAGCAGAGGAAAAAGGAATTAAAATTATAGAACTATGATAGACAAAAGAAATGAGTTTCTAACAAAGTTAGCAAATTTGTTAGATGAATACAATGCAGATATAGAATTTATCTGTAGCGAATGTTCTGATACTAGCGGCTTATATTACGACCGTATTATAATTTCGGAAAGAAAAACAGAGGAAATTATACTAGACACATTCGATGAATGGAATTTAAGCAGTAACGTTATTAAAAAAAATATGTAATCATGAAAAAAAGAACAATTATAAATAAAAGAATAGAATTCGTTTGTACGGTGATGAATAACAAAGTATATTATTCAGAGAACGAACGAAAAAGAATAGAAAGAAGAATGTTTGTACTTAATAGTTTAAAATAATACAGATATGGGGAAGTTAGATAATTATTTGATTCGGTATCATAACATCAATACAACTCCACGGTATTACGATTTTAAAGTAGCGGTAACTAAGCGATATATAAAACAATACGCAAAGTTAATGCGCGAAAAATACGACGTTGTAATAATTGCAAAAGTTGATAGAACTATTTAAAATATTAAAGCTATGAAAGAGATATTTAAACAAATAAAGAATAATAATCCCGATTATCTAATAATTATAAAAAATAATAATTTGGGACAAATATATGAAAGTGATGCAATTATAGCTAAGGAAATTTTAGATATTAAATTAAATAAAAACGGTATATTGTGTTTTTCTTGGGAATTGTTAGATAGCATTTTAGTAAAGTTAATACATAACGGTATAAAAGTAGCGGTTAGGGGATGAAAGAATATATAGTATATTACGGAAAAGAGAATGCACGCTATAATATAGGTGTATATGCTAAGAATGAACAAGAAGCAAAAGAGATAATAGAAAAGCAACTTAAAAACGGTTTAGAAATAATCAAAGTTAAATTAATGGAGGAATAGATCATGAAAAAGTATACAGAAAAGCAAATAGAATCATTTAAAGAAATGATTAATAACGGTATAATATCTCAAATAGATGGAGATTGCGAACTATGTAGAAAAATTTCAACAGATATTCATAAAATAGATGAGGGATATTTCACCTTTGAAGATCTTACAACTAATGAAATAGTAAACGAGTGGGATGCAAGAGGAGAAAAGGGTGATTTAATAGGTAAATTAATAGAAAGCTACGATCACCCCGAAAATATATTAAAATATATAGTTAAAGACAATGAGGAATATTTACTCCCCGACAAAATAGATCGTAAATATATGATAAAGTTATTAAATTTGCGTGATTACGCCACAAAAGAGGATATTTTAAATGAATTAAAAGAAATACTATGAAAAAGAAAAAGTTTGATCCAATAAATTTCATTCCTAATCAGTCAAAATATCAAAGAAGTATTTTTAATGAATCTTTTGAAAAAGAATTGAAAGGATTTGGAGCGAATGGAATTCAAAGGGATTTATTTTTAAAGAAAAGTAATAAATATATTAATAAAAAGTGATAATATGAAAGCAAAAGTTTACAAAGATAATGGATATACACATGTATTGGTTGAAATTACTAATTTTGCCAATAAGCCGGAAATAACGAAAGGTTTTAAAAGTTATTACGAAATGAAAAAAGCTAAAAATAGAATGAGTTTACATGAAATAAATTCAAAAATATTCTCATTTATGAGTGTTAATAAGGCTATTAATAGTGGTTTTTAAATAAAGAAATGAGTAAAAAATGTTGTTTATAATATGTTTGATTATTTGGGGTAGTTGTACTGTATTTGAAGGGCTAACTAAAAAATAGTAATATGAATAAGTATATTTCTTGGCGTAGGGTGTCAACGCAAAAACAAGGGCGGTCTGGTTTAGGACTTGAGGCACAAAAAGACATTATAAATTACTTCATAGAAAAAGATAACGGTTTGTTGTTGGCGGACTATGAAGAAATTTATACCGGAACGGAATTGTCTAAATGTACGGAATTACGGAAAGCGATTGAACACGCAAAGAAAGAAAATGCTAAATTGATTATTGCTAAGTGCGATCGTTTCCGTAATACATTAGAAGCACTACAGGTATTAGCAGAAATTGGTGAAAACAATATTGTTTTTTGTGATTTACCTAATAGTGACAAATTTACTTTGACATTGTTCTTCAGTTTGGCTGAAAGAGAAGCACTGTTGGTTAGCATACGTACAAAAGCGGCTTTAGCAGCAAAGAAAAAACGTAATGAGCAAACAGGAGGAACAAAAGAATTGTGGGGAAAGAATAGTTCTACAGATAGAATAGTTTCAATAAATAAGATGCATGATGAGTCCGCAAACAAAAGGCGAGAAAATGCACGTATTAATGAAAGTAATGTGTTTTTTTGGGCTTTCATTACTGATTGGATAAAAGATAAGGGAGAGCCTAGAAACTACGAAATTTGGGGAGATATTGCACAAAAATTGAATAATCTGAATCAAAAGACAGCTACAGGAATGGAATATAATTCAGTTCGTGCGGCTGCAATGTATCGTAAACTTAAAAAGATAATGAAGTAAAAACGAGATAATATTAAATTTATATAAAGCTATGAGCAAAAGAATTTTAATAGAGAATTATTTCAGGAATAAATATCCTGATGAAAGGTATCAGTTCAAAGCATATCATACTATAGAGGATATGTTTGGAGTCAAAGGGAACAATCTTTATGTCGTTGAATTTATAGATGTGAAGATGAGATACCCTAAAACATTGGAGTTAAGAATTAAAGAAAATGAACTATTAAATATTTGAGTTATGGAAAGCAAAGAGGATATTATTAGAAAATATATCAAAGGAATAGTTTCTATTGAAAGCAATGGGAAAGTTATGTATGTTTCCACAAAGAATTGCTTTGCTAGAACAAGTACCTTAGAATTTCTAAAAGAGAGATTAAATTGCAAAGAAATATTGGTAGAAATAAAAGCAAAAGATGGTTTATTAATGTATGTAATTGAATAATGATATGAAAACAAAGAAAATCACCTTAGTATTAGATTCTAAAACAACAAAGAATCATTAAATTAACATTGGCAGCATGTTTAAATGGAGAAGAAGTAGAAGTTAGCTTCCTTGCCAATCTTTTCAAATTGGTGGTAGATGGTTTATTAATTTGGTGGTTGGTAGAATCATTTAAAGTATAAACAAAGCACTTATATACAACTTAACACATAAATGATTATCTTTGTGTATGCAACGGGTAGAACGACATATTATCATTGGAGACAGTCGTTTGGATAATCTTTGCTTTTTATCCAAGAACTTATATAACTACGTGAATTATCTGATACGTCAGGAGTTTACGCAGAGTGGGAAGATGTTGTCTGAATATGAAGTTACTACAAGGCTTGCTAAAGAAAAACAGGCTGACTATATCGTTCTACCGTCACAGACAAGTCAACAGATAGTTAAGTTGCTATTCAAGAACTGGAAGTCGTTCTTCAAGCTGTGCAAGTGCAAGGGCAAGTTGAAAGGAAAACCGAAACTTCCAAAGTACAAGCATAAGACGAAAGGACGGAACATAGTCGTATTCACCTCGCAACAATGCAAGTTGAAGGACGGATACATCCACTTCCCGAAGAAAGCAAACATACAACCGTTAAGAACAAAGGTGACTAACTTGTGCCAAGTGAGGATTATACCTCAATGTAGTTGCCACATAATAGAAGTAGTATATGAAAAAGAATGTATTGAAACCACCGGACTAGAGCCGGATTCTTATTTGAGTATTGATTTAGGATTGAATAATCTTGTAACTTCATGCGATTCACTCAATCACAAGAGTTTTATCGTAAATGGCAGACCGTTGAAATCCATCAACCAATACTTTAACAAGAAAAGAGCATTGCTCATGAGCTATATAGGAAACAGAGGTACGAGTAATAGAACAGGTAAGCTGACATTAAAGAGAAATTGTAAAGTAAATGACTATATGCACAAAGCATCACGTTTTATTGTAAACTATTGTATAGAACATCATATCGGTACTATTGTAATAGGAAACAATAAAGACTGGAAGCAAAACTGCAATATGGGAAAGAGAAACAATCAGAACTTTGTAAGCATACCATTTGAAAAGCTTATATCCATGATACAGTATAAATCCGAAGAAGTGGGAATAAGAGTAGTCATAACAGAGGAAAGCTATACTTCTAAAGTTGACCACTATGCCGGAGAAGAAATGTGTCACCATGATAGTTACTTGGGTAAACGAATAAAAAGAGGTCTATACCGTAGCAGTACAGGGAAAATCCTGAATGCTGACCTTAACGGAGCGATAGGAATTTTAAGAAAAGTATCTCACGAAAGCTATATGCTAGTAGTGAGTATAGGTGGAGTGGAGACGCCATCGAGAATACACCTAGTGTAGACTCGTAAATAAGTACCATTGAAAGTACAAGAGGTTTAATTAAGGCAGTGAACACTTAATGTAAAATAGGAAGATAAATTATGACAGTACAAGAATTGATAGACATTTTATCTGAAATTAAAGATAAAAGCAAACCTGTGAGAATAGACATTTTTGACGATGAAGTGAAAGATGTCATAGAGCGTGAAGATTGTGTTGAACTTTATGATTATTGAATATGACAGTTGAAGCTTTAATTGAATTACTTGAAGAAGTAGAAGGTGAACTACCCACGAGCTAAAGACTTGTGGGCTTCGGGTTTCACCGAGGAACGGCTTTCCCAAAGGTCAGCTCTTACTTCCTCTCCACCCGTGTAATCGACAGTTCCTGCCGATATATGGTTTAATCCGACACGAAGAATATTGATAGCAGCATTAACATCACGATTATGATGAGTATGACATACTGGACACTCCCACTCACGAACAGACAAGTCTTTTGTCTGTTTGTTGACATACCCACAGACGTTACATGTCTGCGAGGAGGGGAAGTATCGGTCTATCTTCACTATTTTCTTGTCGTTCCATTCCGCCTTATAGGTGAGCATGGAAACGAATCTGCCCCAACTTGCATCTGTTATGGACTTGGCAAGATGATGGTTTCTCTCCATTCCCTTAACGTTCAAGTCCTCAATGCAAATTGTATCATATCTTCTGACAAGAGCAATAGAGCACTTATGCAAATAGTCGGCACGACAGTTAGCAGTCTTATCGTGAAGTCTGGCAACTTTGAGTCTTTGGTTTTCAAACCTTCTGCTGCCTTTCTTCTTTCGGGAAAGATGCTGCTGCGCCCTTGCAAGTTTGCGCTCGTATTTCCTTGTATATCGGTTATTTTTGAATGTTTCTCCATCAGAAGTGATAAGCAAGTCCTTCAATCCCATATCCACACCGACGGACTTATTCGTCTTTTCAAGAGGACTAATGTATTCCTCTTCCGTAAACACGGAAACGAAATACTTTCCACTTGGGGTTTTGGAAATAGCAACCTTGCCTATTTTGCCCTTTATCTCACGATGGATACGGCACTTGATACCCTCTTTGAACTTGGGTATGAAAAGCCTGTCGCATGCGATAGAGGCAAGTTGTGGCACGGTAAAACTGTTCTTCGACCGTTTGGACTTGAAGTTAGGGAACTTGGCTCGCTTCTGAAAGAAATTGGTATAGGCTGTTTCAAGGCTACGGAGAGCGAACTGCAATGACTGGGAGTTTACCTCTTTAAGCCATGCGGTATCTTCTTGCTTCTTCAAGCCAGTGAGAACCTTGGCTTGCGCATAGTAGTTGTCGCTTTTGCCAGTAAGCCTATATTGCTCCTTACGCTGATTGAGAAAGTAATTATAGACATATCGGGCACATCCGAAATGCCTTGCCAGCAATTCGGTTTGAGCCTTGTTAGGGTACAACCTGAACTTATATGTTCTGTTTATCTTTCTCATATTGCTTACAAAGTTAATAATTGTTTTGTAAATTACCAAATATTTTCGTATATTTGTGGCATGGAAAAGAATTATAATCATGAAAAAAGGCACAAATACTATCTGAAGTGTCACTTGATTTTCTGCATCAAATATAGGAGAAAGATACTTTATGGCGATTTCGACAATTACATCAAAACAAAGTTCAAGTCTATTGCAGGAAATTCAGATTTTAATATTGACATTATGGAAACAGACAAAGACCATATTCATTTTCTTATCAGCTATCCGCCAAAACTATCAGTTACATCAATGGTTAGAAGATTGAAGCAAGAAAGCGCCATATTAGCATGGAGAGCATATCACAACCTGTTGAGGAAATATTTTTGGAAAGAGAAAACGTTATGGTCTGATGGTTACTTCGTCTGCTCAATAGGCGAAGCCTGCCCAAATACAGTTATGGAATATATTAGAAACCAAGGATAAAACTAGAGATGTGAAATTCAACGATGGATGGAGTGATTATCTAGTTGAAAATGTTGAGACTGAATCAGGCAAATATGTTATCCTGTTATAACCATAAGGTTATCCATGTGGTTATATTTAGGTTATCCATAAGGAAACCACATGGTTATTTAAAAGTTATATAAATGTTAAATACTACTTTTCTCTTGCACATCTCAAAAATAAAGAAGATATTTGCCGATGTATTAGGAAGTAGGACGCTTAGTACGGAGATTTGATTTTCATGTTATATAAAATAATAACCATCAATCCGCATTGTACGTCCTACATTTTACAATGCGGATTTTTTATGCCGTATTGGAATATTTCTAATACGGCTTATTTTTGTATCGGCTAGAAACCTCGATTAATAAGTCTTTCGCCAAGAGTAAAGCGCACGTTTAGGCAGCAGGGGATTTGGAACAGCAGCGTGCATGTGGTATAGACACATAAGTTCTAAAAGTAGATTCATCTATATTAGTAATCTGCCACGATTGAAGGGGATGACGGGTGACGAGTAAGTTATCTAAATTTGCATAACTTCAAGTGTAAATCTTGTTTTTAGAGAATTTAATAATTCCTCTAAAGGGGATTTACACTCTTTCTGCTAAATTAAAAGTTCAAAGTAAGTTAATTTAATAATATATATTATGAATGAAGAAAAATCAGAATTTGCCAATGCTATGTATAAACTAGGCAAAGTAGCAATATTAAGATTTGCTGAATTGTTAGAAAAAGAAGGTATAACTGAAAATACTGGTAAAATAATAGAAGAAGCTTCTGCTGTCATAAGAAATTTTGAAAAAGCAGGCTTTGACTGTACAGAAGAGAAGATAGCACTTTCTAAAGCGCAAAGTATATTCAATAAATCAAAAACGTCATGAAAGAATTACCAATAGGAACTGAAATAAAGCTTCCATTTACAACTTTAAAAGTAGAAACAGTTAGAGGTCATTCCTGTGAGAATTGTTTTTTTATAGAAGTTTGTGAAGAAAATGGGGAATTTGTATCTGAATCTTTTGGAGGTTGTGATTCTCTTGAAAGAGAAGATGAAACCAATGTTATATTTAAAGAGATAAGCCATGAAAACATGGAATAGAATGATAAAGGACGGATGGAATAATGCAAGGGAGATAAAGCCTAGCAAATATAACACCGTTAATGTCTGTCTCAAAGATGGCAGATATACTAACTCCTTTTGGACTGGAAGAGAATGGGCTTATAATGTAGAGCCTATCTTATGGAGAGAAATCGAAGAAGTAATAGTACCAATGTGTAAACGAATTTAATAATAAAAAGCTATGATAAAAGAAATTATAGATCAATGGGAAGCTAATAAGCATAAGTTGGAAAAATGGTTTAGAGAAAACGAATTGAAAGAATATGATTCATACTTAAAAATAGTAAGAGCTATATTCACGTATGTTATATCTGAATATGATGTGGAAAATATACACGTAATTGATGATGGAGATTGGTCAGGTACAGAGATATTCATCATCCCTGAAAAAGATGTATATCAGCCTGGAATAGAAGATTATCTTATGACACATACCTATTATGGTTCTTGTTCCGGTTGTGATACCTTATTGAATATAATAGACTTTTACGAAGAAGATTATCCAAATGAAGAGCAAGTTAAACAATTAATGACTCTCTCTCTTCACTTAATACAAAGAATGAAACCATTATGCGAACAGTAATATTGTTATCAGCCACATTAATAGCTGAAAGCATTAACCACCAATGTGTAAACGAGAATGTAGATCTTTTATATATATGTATGCCTTTTTGTATAGGCTTTGATGTTATTGATTTTATTTCAAAATTTTTAAAAAATAAATATGAAAGCAGAAGAAATGAGAATTGGTAATTACGTTAAAATAGATACAGGAATTGGCAAAGCAGTATCTCTAATGAGTAATACTTTTTGCAATGAATGTGCTAATGACGATTACAACATAACAATTGAGATGGGCGATGGTACTTTCAGAGAAGAGGAAGAAACTAAAGTTGAAGGTATTCCTCTAACAGAAGAAATACTCCTGAATTGCGGATTTGAAAAGATTAATCATATTAGTGGATATATCTTTTATTCTTTTGATAGAAATTATAAGAGAGAAAAATTTGCTTATATGCCATTAGACGTATATCTTAATCCTAATTATGCAAAAATAGCTAATTTCACAGTTCAACAAAATGTAGAATATGTACACCAATTACAAAACTTGTTTTTTGCAATTAATGGAAAAGAATTAAACATACAATTATGAAGAGTAACGTTTACTACCTATTTTTAGCACTGATGGCATTATTGCTAATGTCATGTGAAGAAGCACCACGAACTGAAAAAGATTCAGTTATAGAGTATGATGTGATTGAAATTGATTCATGTGAGTATATTATGGTTCAATCAGAAGCGTATCGTTTGAAAAAGGTAACCAGTATAGCACATAAGGGTAATTGCAAGTATTGCAAAGAAAGGAATAATACAGAACAGATTAATACTAGTGTAGAACATAAGAATGTTACTGATACTATTCTAATTTATAAATACATTAAACAAGAATAAATATGGGAAGCATAAATCAAGGTTATATTCCAAAAACAGAATCAAGCGCAGTAAATCCGTATAACGGAATGTTCGGACAGCAAGGATGGATTTGTCCGAAGTGTGGAAGGGTATATTCACCGTTTACTCAAATGTGTTTGTATTGTAAACCAAATAATACAACAAATATTTCTAATCTTTGCGACCTTTCTAATACGACCGTCAGTGAAGAAGAACTAATAGAAAAACGTAAAACAAGATAAATATGAATCAAGAGGAAATAATCAAGCGATTAAAGGAAGGTAATAAATTCACCGGACGAAATGGTGCATTTACAGGTATTGTAACCCCATTAATTTATGCTGATAAAGCAAATATGCTGGTGGTTGAATGCGAAAAGGATGGATGTAAATTTCAAGATGATTGGATTTTACTACATACTATTTGGGGATTCCAAAACGGAGATTATGTATTTATTTAAAACAATATAGAAAGGAATTAATCATGAAATATATGGGAAGTAAGGCAAGAATAGCTAAAGATCTTTTGCCTATAATACTAAAAGATAGATTAGAGAGACAATATTACGTAGAGCCATTTTGCGGTGGATGCAATATCATGGATAAGGTAGATGGGAATAGAATTGCCAATGATAGCAACTCTTATCTTATAAGTATGTGGAAAAGTTTGACTACCGGATGGAAGCCTCCATTAATAATAGAACGAGATTTTTATAATGAAGTTAGAAATTGTTACAACACGAAAAACGGTTTGTTCAATGATGATTTAATTGGATGGGTTGGTTTTATGGGAAGTTATAACGGACGTTTTTTTGATGGAGGATATTCAGGACATTCAGTAAAAATAAATGGAGGCTTCCGTGATTATATTGGAGAGTCAATTAGGAATATCTTACATCAAGTGGACAGTTTGAAGGGTGTTTCTTTTTTAAGTGTAGATTATAAAGACCTAGTATTACCATCATGCTCAATAATTTACTGCGATCCACCTTATAATGGAGTCAAAAAATACAATTATTCTATAAATAACGAAGAGTTTTGGAATTGGTGCAGGAGCAAAGTTGATGAAGGACATAAAGTATTTGTTTCAGAATATAACGCACCTAACGATTTTGTGTGTATTTGGGAACATACTGTTAAAACTGCAATAAATCAAATAATAACAAAACATGCTACTGAAAAACTGTTTATACATAATTCACAAGTTTAACTAAAAATAAAATAGAAAGGGGACTAATATGTATGTAGCAAGAGACAAAGACGGTGATTTGTATCTTTATAAAAAGCAACCCGTGAAGTATTCGGAAAGTTGGCAATTATGTAGTGACAATCCCCATGATTTCTATAAGCTAGACTCTTCTTTATTCCCCGAAGTAAAATGGGAAGATGAAGAGCCGACAGAAGTTGAATTGGTAAAGAAAGGAAAATAACTATGAAAAATAGAAAAAAGTTAGCAATAGCAATCCTCTGTCGTGCTTATCTCCATATTCATGGATTTATTACAGATAGTGAAAATAGAAGAATACACAATAAAATTATGAAATGGCAGAATGAAAATAAGGTATCTATTTCAGAAGCGCAATTGGATTCTGCTGATTTCATTTATGATGATAACGCTAAAGAAGAGGAGAAATAACTATGGGATTTACAACACCGTGTATCATTCGTAAAAATACCACCAAGATTAGAGATAGATTAAAAGAGCTTGACTACAATTGCAATCCATATTTAGGTTGGCATAATCTATATACTACTATACATGGATATGCTTCGGTTTATTCAATGAACGATGATGATATAAATGTTCTCTCTAAAAAAATAGATAGTTTTATTGATTGCGGAACTAATGAAGAACTTTTCTTGGCAATAGCCGCATTACGGGATGATACAGATGAAAATCAATGGTTCATAGCAGATTCACTGCTTAGTGTTTCTTATGATGATACTGTGGGTAACGACCATTATTTCATAGAACCAAAAGGCAGTATGTTCTTTTGGGATATAAACTGGATGAATGCAACAATCATTTCAGGTAATTTCCATAAGGCTACCGTAGAAGAGCTAATCAAACACTTTAAAGAAAAGGAGGAATAAAATGGAAGATAAACTTATAACGATAAACACTTTGAATATATTATTGCAAAAAGGCTTTAACTATTATCATTTCCCAACACAATCATTAGCCCAGAAATGGCTTCGTGAAACAAATAACCTACATATTTCCATCATTAGAAACGCTTGCGGTTATGGCTATGATATATGCAAAGCTGACAATGGAACTCATATAACCGATGGAATATTTAAAGGTCCTAACGATGGTGGTCAGTGGGACACCTACGAAGAAGCATTGGAAGCTGGAATACAGAAAGCAATTGAACTAATATAAAATACAAAATTATGAAACCATTTGATTTAGAAAAAGCAAAAGCAGGTGCGCCTCTATGCACAAGAGAAGGATTTAGAGCTAGAATTATATGTTTTGACGCAAATAACAAAGGATTTCCTCTTGTCGCTCTAGTTAAAGACTCTAACAATAGTGAGGAATATCCTGTTTCTCTTACTAAAGAAGGACGATTTTCTGATGGGGAAGTAGACTCCTCAAATGATTTGTTAATGGAGGGAATAAAGAAAGAAGGATGGATAAATATATATGAAACAGTCAGTGAAAGATGTATTGGAGCGGTTCACAAATCAAAAGAAGAAGCCATGCGTGTGAAAGTCAATGAAAAAGGTGTTACATACAAAGATACGGTTAGAGTAGAATGGGAGGAATGATATGTATGATTATGAAAAGATGAAAGCTGAAATGTTTGAAGGTGGTAATACTAGCAAATATTCCAAATTATATACTATTATTGTTGCCACATGTATTAAAAAAGATGCATTTACAATAGGAGAAGTATTAAATGAAGTGTGTGGTGATAGTTTGGGAGTGATGTGTTGTGTAGAATTCATGGAAAAACTTGGTTTTCTAAGAGAAATACCTTCTTTAGGGAATATGGCACAAGATAGAAGATTTGTTTTACTAAATTAAATAAAGTTATGAATAAAAAAGTAATTATTAGAGGCGACCGTTCAGGCGTATTTTTCGGAGAATTAGTAGAAAGAAATGGTAGTGAGGTTAAGCTCGAAAATTGTCGTAGGTTGTGGTATTGGGATGGTGCTGCTAGTGTATCTCAATTAGCAGTTAATGGTACGACTAAACCATCTGAATGCAAATTCACAGTTACGGTTCCAGAGATAGAGATTCTGGATGTGATTGAAATTATCCCGTGTTCGGATAAAGCTGTAAAATCTATTGAAAATGTACCGATATGGGCAAGGTAATGGAAGATAGAATAAAACAGTTTCTAAATATTGGCTCTGGCTCTGGCTCTGGCTCTGGCGATGGCTCTGGCTCTGGCTCTGGCTATGGCGATGGCTCTGGCTCTGGCTATGGCTATGGCTCTGGCTCTGGCTATGGCTATGGCTCTGGCTCTGGCTATGGCTATGGCTATGGCTCTGGCTATGGCTATGGCGATGGCTATGGCGAAGGCTATGGCGATGGCTATGGCGTAAAATCCATAAATGGAAATCCTATTTATGTAGTAGACAATATACCTACTATTATCACAAATGTAAAAGGTAATATCGCAAAAGGTTTTATCCTTGATTCTGACTTATCTCTTACTCCCTGTTTTATAGTAAAAGAGAATAATCAATTTTCTCATGGTAATACTCTACATGAGGCATTTGAATCTTTGCAAGAAAAGCTTTATGATGATAGTACAGAAGAGGAAAGGATCTTTAAGTTTAAAGAACATTTCTCTGACTTCTCTAAAAAGTATTCTGCTAAAGACTTGTTTATATGGCATCATATTCTTACTGGGAGTTGTAAATTCGGTAGGGAAATCTTTTGTAAAGATAGAAATATTGATATTAATAAAGATGAATTTACTATATATGAATTTATAGACTTAACTAAAGATTCATATATGGGTGAAATAATAAAGAAACTATTATGAAAAAAGTAATTTTAAAAAAGCTTATTCTCCAAAATTGGAGAAAACAAAACAAGGAAATATCTTTTAATGAAGATATTACTAAAGTATATGGTCAAAATAAAGCAGGTAAGTCCTCTCTTCGTCATGCATTCCTATGGCTTATTACAGGATATGATGGGGAAAATAGAATGAACTATAATTTGTTCGACAATACTAAAACATATACACCAGAAGATTCTCCTGCTGCTGTCGTTGAGGCTATCATCGAGGCAAATGGATATGAATATTCATTGAAAAAAACAGCCGAAGTAGGATGGATTAGACGTAGAGGAAGCAATTCTTATGAAAGAAAAGGAACAGATGATTATAAGTTCTTTATTGATGGAGTAGAGTTAAGTGCCGGGAAGTATAAAGAAAAGGTTGCAGATTTATTTTGTGATTTGGAAGTTCTTCGCTCTATTTTGGATATTAATTACTTTTTATATTTAGATTGGAAAGAACAACGTAAATATCTTGCTGTAATGGCAGGTGAAATAACAGACAACGACTTAACGGGTAATTACAAGGAATTATTAGAGCAACTAGAGAAGTATTCACTCTCTGAATTAAAAGCCCGAATTTCGTCAGATATTAAACCTCTAAAAGACTCTCTTAAATCCCTTCCTCTTACGATAAAAACTTTGGAGGAAAATCTGCCAAATGTAGAAGAGGCGGAAAGTGCTAAGAAAGCCATAGAAGATTATAAAAATCAAATTTCGGATATAGATAAAGAATTACAAGGAAGTGCTGAATCTATTAAACCTCTAATAGAAAAGAGAAATAAAGATTTGCAAGAAATATCTGATTGGGAACGGAATATTAGAACTGAAAAAGAAAAATACGATGAAGAACAGAATAAGATTTCAGCTTCTATTCTTTCTAAAATATGTTCTTTAACAGAAGAGAATAAAAATATAGATAATAAAAACGAAGAAAACCGAAGAAAAAGAATAGTTTTATCTGATAAAATAAAATCATTAAATATAGATTTAGGAATTCTAAATGAAAGAAGAAATAATCTATTAACTAAATTGGATGAATGTTTGGAAAAGGAATTTTCAGCAGATAAATGTTCTTATTGTGGACAAACTCTTCCTTATGACAAATTAGAATTATTAAAAAAGGAGTTTTATAAACAAGTAGAAATAGAAAAAGAAAATATAATAAAAGAAGGGCTGAATGTAAAAGCAAGAATTGATGATATAACTAAAATAATTGCAGAATGTGAAGAGAATCTTGCTGATATTCCGACTACTCTTTTGGCGAAGAAAGATCTATCTACTTTACAAAAAGAATATGATGAAGTTCAACAAAATGTTATCCCATTTGAGCAAACTGAAAAATACAAATCATTAGTTAGCTTATTGGAAGAAAAGAAAAAGACAATAACAACTATTCCTGAACAAGATAATTCAGGTTTACTTTCCATGAAAAAAGCTTTGATGTCGAATATTGAAGAGGAAAGCAAAAAAATGGGACTTATTGATGAGCGCAAAAAACAAGAGAAAAAAATAGAAGAATTTAAGAAACAACTGAAAGATACTGCCAATGCTTTAGCAGAACAAGAAAAGTTAGATAATCAAATTAAAACATACGAAGAAGAAAGAGCTAAGATTATTTCTGATAGAGTAAATAAATTCTTCAAACGGTGCAATATTACCATGATGTCGCAGGATAAATCCGGTGTTTGGATTCCTGATTGCGTGATTACTGGAATAGATGGAGCAATTGCTGCTACATCAAACGGTGCAGAAAGAATACTTATTGGTATTGATATTGCAAATGCTTTTGCAGATTTCTTCAATGTAAGTTTGCCTCTGTTTGTTGATGATATGAATCTAATAGATTCTAGCAATGAAATAAAAACTTGCCATCAATTAATCGAATTAATAGTAAATGATAATGATAATGAATTAAGAGTAGAATATTAATTTTTAAAAAGTAAAAGTTATGAATGAAAATTTAAGTCGTGTTTATTTTAATGGTAGCGAACTTAGTTACAAAGTTAACGGGGTTGAAGTTATAAATGGTGAATTTCCTGATAAATATAATTTAAAAGGAGATTATTTAATTAGTGGAGAAGATCTAGCTGCTATCACGGTTGCTCTGAATAGCAATAAGGGGGTTATTTCTAGAATTGATATTAATGGTTATCGTTTTAATATCTTGATTGAAGATTCAGATAATATAATGAAAAAAATTAAAGAAGAACTAGAAGAACTAGAAGCAAAGAAAAAAATATATGAAGAATTATACATTAAATACATTCATTTCAATAATCTTCCGTGGTATGAACGTATCTTTAAAAAAATATAAATAGAAAAATGAATAACAATTTAAGTGTAAATGTAACCCTATCTGAACTGAATGGGGTTATCATAACTAATGATGAGGTGGGTGGGGTGGAGGAAAAAGGTATTTTTATCCCACTAAGATTTAATACAATATATAGGAACAGAAAAGGGGAGTACATACTGACATTGAAAGCTGTTGAGAAAAAGCCTAATCAGTATGGTTATGTATACGGCTTACTCCCTAAAGCTTCCAAGAAAAAAAATAAAGAGCTTGAAATGTTAGGACAAAGTACTAATACTTGGTGTGGAAATATAATAAGAAGCACTGAATATACAAAAGTTAAAAAAAACAGAGTGTCAATAGATGATGCGTTAAAAAAATAACAATATGGAAAATAAAGAAAAAGAATTAATAAAGAATTTTGAAAGTCTTTCTAAATTTATAGAAGAAAATGATATTCCTGCTTTAATCTTAATTAAAACAAATGAAGATCATTTTTCAGCAACAATTTCCAATATAGATGATATTACGGAATTATTTGCAAAACAATCACATAATGATGACGATTTAGGGCATGCTTTGTCTTATATAGCTACATTAACGATGGGTTCACAATGTTCTATGAATCATAGAAAGTTCTTTGAGTTTCAAAGGAATGTATTGGCTGATATTAAGGAATATGATGAAACCTTTAACGGCTTATTCAATGAAGATGAAGAAGAAGAAGTAGATAATAAAATTTGCGATTGTTAGTTTTATATATTCACATTTTAAAAATATTATTATGGACAAATGGTTTTTAGGTTCTCTGAAATACGAAAAAGTAATGGAGAACGGAAAAGAAAAAAAAGTTACAGAAAAATATCTAATTGATGCCTTATCTGTGACAGAAGCAGAAGCTAGATTAATAGAAGAGATGTCTCCCTTTATCAGTGGCGATTTTTCGATAAAAGCTGTGGTAGATACAAAATACGCAGAAGTAGTTCCAAGCGATAATGAAGCTGATGATACTTGGTTCAAGTGTAAACTTAGATATATCACCTTAGACGAAAAGACTGGGGCTGAAAAGACTACGACAACCAATATGCTTGTGCAAGCAGCAGATTTAAGACAAGCTGTAAAGAACTTAGACGAACACATGAAAGGTACAATAGCTGATTATAGAATCGAAAGTGTATCTGATAGTAAAATAATGGACGTTTATCCATATAATAGCAAATAATAATGGAAGCAATATATATTGAAGGTCAAATTACTGCAATACTCCCCGAAACTAGAGGTGTGGGACAGAGAGGTGAATGGGTTAGCCAAGATTTTGTATTAAAGACAGACGATAACTATCCTAAAAATATTTGTTTCACTATTTTGGGAGCAGACAAGATTAAAGAAGCGAACATTAGAATCGGAGATGTTGTTAGTATTGGAGTAAATCTTGAATCCAGAGAATTTAAGGGACGTTGGTATACATCTATAAAAGCATGGAGCGTAAAGAAGAAAAGTGAAGCAAGACAGCAACAAAGCGCACCAACTCCACCACCATCTCAAAATAGACAAAGTTATTCAACTCAAAAAACGAATAATGATGTTACTGATGACCTTCCTTTCTGAACATCTGATGTGTTACAGAAGTTTAAAGTTAATGGAATTGATGTAGAGATTATTGGATATAATAAATAATATCTCTATATTTGTGGAATGAAAGGGATAGTTGAAGGTAGCTCCTTCAATGAAAGGCTATACTGGTGGGCTTTCCCTTCATTCTTAATCATCAGTATCATTTAAAACCAGTATAAATGGAAATATATCAAAATTTATCTTTGGGGAATTTACCAAATGAAGAATGGAAGGATATAGTTGGATATGAAGGACTATATCAGGTGTCTAATTTAGGAAGAGTGAAATCCTTACAGCGACAAAGTGCACCTTTTTATACTAAAACAGGGCAAATTTCAACTTATACAATTAAAGATCATATAAGCAAGCAAAGTTTTATCCGTGGATATTTATGCGTTCAATTATCAATAGATAAAGAAAAGAAAATGTATAAAGTTCATAGACTTGTTTCAAATGCTTTCATTCCAAACCCAAACAAATTTACACAGATTAACCATAAGGATGAAAATAAATGGAATAATTGTGTAGAAAATTTAGAGTGGTGTTCACCTAGTTATAATAACAATTATGGTACTAGAAATGAAAGAATATCTAAAGCGCAAATTAATAATTCTACTTACAGTAAAAAGATATATCAATTTACTCTTGACGGAGAATTTATTAAAGAATGGGAATCAATATGTGAAGCTGGAAGAAATGGATATGATAAGAAAGGAATATCCGATATGTGTAATAATGAAAAAGGTGTAAAAACAGTAAATGGTTATCTTTGGAAATTTGCAGATGGTGAAATGTCTATTTCTCAATATGTAAATACAGCATTAGTTCCTGTTTTATGTTTTGACTTAGAAAATAATTTTATAAAAGAATATAAGTCTATAAAGGATGCTAATATAGAATTAAATATTAGCAGTGGAGCTATTATTACTTGTTGTCAAGGGAAAAGAAAAAGAGTTAAACAATATAAATTTAAATATAAAAATGGCAGATAAAAAAGAATTAGCTGTATTGGCTGAAAACATAGTCAGCAGTGTAACAAAAAAAGTTGAAGGATTAGAAAAAGCAGGAATGCAATTTGCAAAAGACTTTAATCCTATTAATGCGCTTAGGTCATCTATGCTTATTCTTCAAGACATGAAGGATAAAAATGGTAAACTAGTATTGGAATCATGTTCAAGTGGCAGTATTGCTCGTGCTTTATTCAATATGTTAAGCAAATCATTAGATGCCAGTAAGGGGCAAATGTATTTTATCCCGTATGGTGAAAATCTTACTGCACAAGAATCTTATTTTGGTTCAGTAACAAGAGCTAAAAGAGCCGTGCCTGATTATGTCCCTATCGTGAAGATTATCCATGAAGGAGATAAATTCATTATGGAAAATGATATTGAAACGGGAGAAACGAAAGTTGCGAAACATGAAACTTCATTCGAAAATTTAGATAAACCAATAATTGGAGCATATACTTGGGCTTATTATCCCAACGGGAAAAAAGATTTAGTTGTTATGACTATGGCATCAATCCAAAAATCGTGGGCGAAAAGTTCAAATAGTGGTGCAGTTTCAAAACAGTTCCCCGAAGAAATGGTAAAAAGGACTATATTGCGAAAGGCTTGTAAAATGATGGTTAATACAGACATTTCTAATGCTTCTCCCATTAGTTCATTGGAAGAGGATTTAGGAGTAGACTTAAACCCAACAAAACAAATCGACACTGAACAAGTAGGTGAGGTTGTAGAATATGAAGAAGTAACGGAAACTGTAGATGCGTCCACATTAGGTAACAAAGAAGAGCTTAATGGTGCAAATGCAGGTGACTCGGTAACAACCAAAGAGGAAAAGAAAGAACAAATTAAAGAACGTCCGTTTTAATCATGGATGATGAAGATGAAATAGATTCTTCATGGGAAGAAATGTATCCTGATAGGATAGATGATGGAGCAGATATTTTGTAAATAAATCAACTTAGTCCCATTTTGTTTAGGTAGTAATACCTATTCGGATGGGACTTTTTAATTAGATATAGATATGGCAGGGAAGAATGACAAATGGTTAATGTTTCGTAACTACATGATTAATGAGCTTGGTATTACGAAAGAAGATATTAGAGAATGGATTGGAGATGCAGTTAGAATAGAAGCTAAAAAGTTAGCAGAAGATGCTTTTGCAAGAGAGAATCCCGAACAAATGATTAGACGTATAGTTTATGATTCCGGTTATTTCAAGGATAATAGCTTCAATAGAACTGTCATTGAGATAGCAGCGAAGTGTTTAATGGAAAGATTTGATATTGTTACTAAAAAAGATAAATAGTATGAAGAATTTAATTGAAAATTTCCTCGCAAAGTGTGTATGTAAAGGTATTGAATTGTATATGCGGAAGTATCGAATATACATGTCTAATGAGGAGTTGATTCCAATGACTGATGAACAGTTCAAAGAGGAATTGGTAAATCATAATTCCCTAAATTTTTGTGAGAATTATTTCGAACGATACGATAAATATAGAAATTATGAATTATCAGAAAAAAGAGGAATACATAAAGGAGACCAATTTCTATGTATCAAAGATGTAATAATGAATGGTAAAGAAGATGAGATTGCTTATTTTCAAGGGGAAATATACTTATCAGAAAATGATGGTTGTATAACTGATGAATATGGTGATAAATCTCATTGGTGGATAAAGGAAGATGACATTAACCTTTATTTTAAAAAGATATAATTATGAACGTAAATGTAACTGTTAGTATAGATATTGAAGAAATATTTAATAATCTTTCTCCTAGTGAAAAAGGAAAGTTTTGCGATATAGCTCTTGACTATCTTGATAATAGTGAACTTGTAGAAGTATTGAAAAATAGAAATTGTGATTGGAGTTATTTTGGATTAAAAGAAGAATGATATGACGGCAAAGGAGTTATTAAGTAAGGTAGAAGATATAGAATCGAAACTATATTATGATATGGGTAAGTATCGACAGTTTACTATTGATACAGTTGATGATATTATAGATGAATTGAATAATCATATTCAAGAGCCTTCCCAAGTTTTAACAGATGAAGATGTAATAGGGAGTTTAATATATAAAATTGAAAGTATTATGGGAATATGTGATTCAAGCCTATTGGATTACCAAATATTTGAAGAATTACTTTATTTAATGAAGGAGGATTAATTATGGAAAAGAAAGTTGCAGGAAGCGTAATCATTAACACTTCAGACCAATTAGTTGCCAATAAATTAAAGGCATTGGAATTAGGCTATAAATATGGTAAAAAGTCAGGTTATACAGGAACAGTGCTTGATAAAGAGGCTTATGAAAAGGCCGAAGAAATATTAAAATGGGCTTATGGCATATCTGAAAATAGCGGGAAGTAGCAGTAAAGGCAATAGCTATATCCTTGAATGTAATAACGAAATCCTTTTAATTGAAGCAGGTGTATCTTTTAAAAATAAGATACTTCCGGCTATAAATTGGAAAGGAGGTAGGGTGGTTGGCTGTTTAGTCAGCCACCGATGAAGTCATTCAGACCATTCTTTAGATATTCCTAATTTAATATTAAGAGCAATATCCGTTTATTCAAATAAGGAAACAAAGTCTATATTTCCTGACGTAGTTGAGCTTTCTATTAAAACTAAATATCGTATTGGAGGTTTTGAAGTACAATGTCTTGAAGTTCCTCATAATGCACAATGTTATTCATATATAATAGATTGTCCTGATGGAATGAGAGTCTTGTTTATAACTGATTGTTCTTGTTTTAAATATAAAGTGAAAGATGTGAATGTTTTAATGATTGAAACTAATTACAGTAATGATGTGATTGTAAATAATGCGATACATGATGAATGGTCGTCTAGTGCATCTGAAAATCACTTATCATTGGAACAGGCTATCGAAGTTATTAAAAGGCATAAATCTCACAACTTAAAGGCAGTGATAGGAATTCATTTAAGTAACCAAAATAGCGATGAAAAAAAGTTTGGTGAGAGAATATTTGAAGAGACAGGATTTAGAGCTATATTTGCAGATAGCGGTATCACTGTAGAACTAAAAAAGGAGGAATTTTAAATGGCGAATCCTAATTACTTTAAACTTAGAGACTATCTACAATCTTTAATAGATATGACGATAGAAGCGGAAAATAAAAATTCTATATACTATTATTTCCCTATTGATTCTAGGGATTTAGCAAAGAATATGGAATTAATAAAAAATGGGTATAATAAGAATATACTACCTGTTAATTTATTATGGCAAATAATGGATAAAAAGAAAAATGAAGAATGATGGGATATGGAGAATAAATGTTACATAGGTATAGACCCCGGAAGTATTGGATATATTGCAATACAAGTAAATGGAGAATGGACTCACATGAGCCTAAAAGATAATGATTTCTATCAAATATCAGATATGCTTGAATATTTAAAATCTAAATATTCAAATATTGTAGCAGGTCTTGAATACGTTCATGCTATATTTGGTAGTAGTGCAAAAGCTACATTCTCTTTTGGAGAGATATATGGGAAATTACAAGCTTTGCTTATAGCTCATAAAATACCTTATCATTTGATTGCACCTAAAACTTGGCAAGCGGAGGTATGGCAAAACAGTGATATGGTGGTAACATATAAGAAAGTTAAGCTCAAAAATAAAGAGATTAACAAGAAAGAAGTGAATACTAAAGCAACATCAATCAATGCCGCAAAACGTCTTTTCCCTGAATTGGATTTTAGACGCACAGAAAGATGTAATAATATTGATGATAACAAGGTGGATGCAACTTTAATTTGCGAATATTTAAGGAGAAAGAACCTATGACAACATCAAAAAAGAGATATTTCTTGTTCCCTTACATAGCTATAAATAACAATGAATATGTATATGGGAGACAACTATTTACAGTTACAGGTCATTTGTCAGTACCGCAGGTTGAAGATTATATAAAAATGGTAAAAGGAATAAAAAATGTAGTAATTACGGGTATCTTTGAAATGTCAGAAGATGATTATTTGGCAAGTAATATAATTGAATGAAACCATGAAAGATTTGATAATAATGATTGTAGCCTTTGTAATTGTTGCTGCATTTGTTGGACACATGGAAATAAATTTATCTCCATTTAGTATCAAACTACCAATGTGGCATAGAGTAGTATGTATGATTCTACTTCTTGTTACATATATACTTTGGAATTTTGGAGAAAGACAAGATGCCTATTCGAAAGGATTACAAGAAGGTATTAGAATAACTTTGGAACAAATTAAAGAAAAAATGGAAAATAAAAATATTTATATATTAGAAGCATCTGCTTATCATTGGGCGAAAGACGAACATATCTCTTTGTTAGAACAAAAACAATGGATCGGATATGGAGATATAGGCAAAGACAAGTTGGAAAAAACAATGAAACAAATAGCAAAGCTATGGCAAGAAGTTTATATCGACAACAGAGATGATACGCAGGTTATAATCCATTTGTATTCTACCGTTCAAAGCAATGGGTTAATATTGAAAGATGACGTTTGCGATTATAAAATAATTGGAGGTAAATAGCAATGAATACAACCTTTGAAAAATCGGCTAATACCACTGATGAATGGTACACGCCAAAGGAAATTATAGACGCATTGGGAAAGTTCGATTTAGATC